TAACTAATAAACCAACAATACCTAGTCTAACAGGTTACGCAACTGAAACATTTGTAACTACTCGCGGGTATATTACAAGTTCGGCATTAACTGGTTATGCTACCTTAACAGGTGAAGAAACACTAACCAACAAGACTCTAACAAGTCCAACTATCACCGATGGTGTATTCCAAACATCGTTCACTATCGGTAATCAAATATTCTACGAACACGGCTACAATGGATTCAGTGTAAATGAAAACTTTGACATTGTTGGCGAATCTAACTTTACAGGCTATCACTATACTAGCGGTGCTGGTCGTGACGGTGTAGCATTTACACTAGCCCGCACTGGACAGTTTACAGACGGGTTTGGTATTACAGGCGATGCCGAAAACAATCAATTTGTCATTGGCGGCGAAGCCAGCAACACTGACTTTGTCTTTAAGAATAATATTGGGATGCCGTTCAATGTCAGTGGCGGCACAGAGATATTTAGGATTAGCAAAACTGGTGTATTGACCACAGGATCCGGAGAATCGTTAGAAACTATTGCCACAGAAACATTTGTCACTACTCGTGGCTACTTGACCAGTGTAGGGACTATTAGCTACACAGACTTATCTAACAAGCCTACACTATTTGATGGAGCATACGCAAGCCTAACAGGCAAGCCCGCATTATTCAGTGGAAGTTATACTGACTTAACTAACAAGCCAACTATACCAACTACAGTTACAGTTAACGGCACTAGTATTACACTAGGTTCAAGCGGCACAGTAACAGCGGCCGCAGGCACACTAACTGGTACTACACTAAACTCTACAGTTGTTACAAGTAGTCTAACATCAGTAGGTACATTGGGAAGTTTAACAGTTACAAACACAATTACAGGCAGTATCAATGGTAGTGTCGTATGGGTTAACCCGACACCTGCTCCCGGCGATCCGTATAGAACAGCAATCAGTGCCGCAAGTGGTAGTGCTGGTATTTCATTAACCAGCGGCCTACCGGGATTAGGATCAACAGTCAGCTGGACATTCGACACAACTAAGATTACATTCCCAGATACTACAACACAGACTACAGCCTATACTGGTAATGCGGCAACAGCAACTAAATTAGCCACAGCCCGTGCTATCAATGGCGTTAACTTTGATGGATCTGCGGCTATTACTGTAACAGCAGATGCAACTACTTTAACTGGCACAACATTAAAATCTACAGTGGTTAACAGTAGTTTAACATCAGTTGGTACGCTGACTAGTTTAACATCAGCTGGTACAGTTATTTTTACAGATACTACTAACAGCACAAATACAACCACAGGTGCATTACAAGTTCGTGGTGGAGTAGGTGTTAACGGTAATATATATCTTGGCGGTGGCATTAATGCTACTGGATCGATATATTCTGCAGGAACCAATGTAACTTATGCTCCTGTCAATCCAACTGGACAAGCATTTCAGGCCACAGGTAAAGACACCCAAGGTGGCACTGGATACTTTGACTTCTTCAAAGCTACTAACACTACCAGCGGTGCTACCAATGGTAGTAAGACAATGCGTTTGAATAGTACTGGCACATTAGAAATATTGAATAGTGCTTATGGTGCTACTGTATTCTCAGTGACTGATACTGGACTTATTTCTATCAATGCTTCATCAAGTGCCACTGACGGTGTGGCTGTTAACAACGGCATTGCGATGAATGCTAACAGTTATATCTTTGATGATGGCAACTATCATATTACTACTAAATCTGGTAATATTTGGCTTAACTCTAACAGCGGTGGTACAGTCAATATAAACACACAAATGCCATCGGGTGTGACTGGTGGCGGGTTGGTTAGTCAAGGTGCAGTTAAGAGCAATGCCGCTGGTGCCGCGGCCACAGCATTTATAGCAGGCGCCGGTGCTATCAGTGGCATAGCACTACAGTTAGATTCTGGCACGGCAGGTACCGCGGCCAGTATGGCCATACGCGATACATCTACTGTCACTAGCACTATGTACTTTGACGTTAGCACTGGAAGTACTCCTAACGGAATATTTAGATGGAGATCAAGTAGTAGCTTTACAGAGCTGATGTCTCTTAGCTCTACACAATTAACTATCAACGAAGCTGTCACAATGGGCGGTTCAACTGCAACTGCTTACTTGAGCGTTATTGGTTCTAAAACTTATTCAATTACAGGTTACGGATATTTAGGTACAGGCGGTGCTGGTACAGTCGGCGGTAACTCTGGTAATGTAGCTTATGGTATCTATTGTGCTAATCGTATCCAATCAGGCGAAGTTGACGTTACTTCAGATGAACGTGCTAAGGACATACAAGGTACAATTCCATTAGACAAAGCTCTACAGTTTGTTCGTGCTGTAGATGGTATCTTGTACACTTGGAAACCAGGGTTTGGCGACGAAGGATTAAAGTCAGGTTTTAGTGCTCAAGGTGTACACAAAGCTGGCTTTGATCATATGATCGGACACATTCCAAATGAAAACTTAACTGGCGATGTAGATGCTGATGGGTGGACTCATCCAGACAAGTTCCAGCTAACTATGGGCTACAATCAAGCTATTCCATATCATCACGAAGTTATTAAACACTTGTTAGATAAAGTAGAGAAGTTAGAAGCTATGGTGGAGAAACTAACCAATGCTAACACTAACTGATAATCAATTCAATCCAAACGGTTATTGGGATCAGCCCATAGAAAAACTGCTGTACCAGCCTACTATAGAAGACCTTGATCTCTTTGATCAGAACGGCTACGATCTAACACAGCTTGAACAGCACTTTGCCTACGGCAATAGAGTCAAGCCCAAGAAACACCGTGAACATCTAAGAGCTCTTAAACAAGATTGGTTTACACAGATGCCCAAGATAGAAGGTGCACATCTCAATCACAGTCTCTTATTTGAACGCAAAGGCTATGCAGGAGCCGCCCTAGAAGAACTTGAGTTCTGGGCTCGCACACTACCATTGGTTAATAAGGTTATAGCACTGCGCCCAAAATGGGGCTTGGACTTTTCAATGGACTATGTTGACCGTGAGGGCAGAGCATTTGAAGTACTACACTGGGAATGGGACAGTTTTAACTATGATGAAACTCAATATATAAAACAAACTGTAGAACCTGTACTGTTAGCTATTGATTGGAAAGATGCTGCACAACAAATATTAGACCACAAAGAAGAGTGGTATACTCTGGATTTCTTTGCACAGAGTCGCTGGAAATGCAAGTATTTTGGCATTCCTGAAGAGAGATTTAAAATGGTTGCTTGGCAATAAATAACTGATAACATTATTGAGAATCAAATGAAAAAACTACTAGTATTATTAGCACTATTATCAACACAGGCATTTGCCTGGGATCAACGTGCTCCAAACCCAGTACAGGCTTGTGCCGTTCATCAACCATATGGTTTTGCACAAACAGCACGTCAACTACAGCCCATATGCCGTCAGGCTTATCTTGTGGCTTATGATGCTCCTGCTAAATTACCAAATTATGTTGCATATACCTTAACTCCTCCTAATGCACTAGGATGTGTTGCTCGTACTAACGCATTTGCTCCAGACCAAAGCATACAAGGCGGAGCTCGTCCTGATGATTATGCGGCTACAGGCTACGACAAGGGGCATATGGCTCCAGACGGTGATCTAAGCTGGGATCCACAAGTAGAATACGAATCATTCCTAATGACTAATATGAGCCCACAAGCTGGTTCACTCAATCGTGGCATTTGGAAACTGTTAGAAACATCAGTTCGCGGTTGGGCAGTACAGCGTAACCAAACATTCACAATCATTGCTGGCGGCATTTATGATGCTACTGACAAAAAGATTGGCTCTGGTGTAGTTGTTCCACACGGTTTCTACAAAATTGTTATCAATCAAGCTACAGGTGAAATCGCAGGATGGGCATTTCCACACGTTGCACCATATCCTAACTTAGGCAACAACCTAGTACCATTCCGCTTACCAATTGCACAAATTGAAAAAGCATCTGGAATTGACTTTAAGTTTCCTAAGAACGCAAGAGAATTAAATCCTGGACAAGAATGGCCAGTAGACTTTGGAGCCCTTACAAATGCTAAACGTGCTAAATGCGGAGCCTCTGCTTCAGCAGACTAATACAAACCAATGAAAACATTTCGTGATTATCTAGCTGAAGCTGAACGCAAAAAGAAAAAAGCTCAGGATGGTGAGCACGAGCCTAAGCCTACTAAAGACAAAGAACACGATTGGGACTTTGGCGATCCATTTGCCGCACAGCCCGATCAACCGTTATCAACACGCGATCCAGAACAGCATCGTGATCATCCTAGAGATGAACCACAGGCTCCAGAACGCAGAGTTGCCAGTCAACGTGATACACAACGAGCGGCAGGTCGTGTAGAACCTAATCAACGTATGCGTGACCTATTAGGCCGTATGCGTGACATCGAACACGATCCAGACGACACCGGCTATCCAGATCCAGAAGAACCAGAAAACCTTCCAGCTCATAGAGTAACTACTGCTAACTTACCAGCAGTGGCAAACGATGCACTTGCAGCCGCAGGTGTACAAAATCCAGACTTCCACAAAGTAGCTAACTTGCCAGGCAATATGCAACGTGCTATCCGCACACTAGGTAAAGCACTGTTTGGTTCTATGACTTCTACTCCTACTGATCAAATACATATGATTGGTAATCTAGGCGGACAAGGACCTAACAGCACACAAGAAGTTAATGCAGTGGCCAATTGGGTAAGAAATCACGGTGATGATCGAGGTGACGGCAATATTGACTTTGATACGACTATTCCAGGATATTCAGCAGACATTAAACAGTACACAGCAGCAGGCATTCGTTGGCTGTTAGTACGTGACGAATTTGGCAATTATATCTACAGCTGGCCAGAACAAGACAGCAGAGACGCACAAAACACACGTGAGCTAGATCATAACCCGGACCGTCCACGATTAGGTAACAGATAAATATTTCTATGAGACCAGAAGCTTTTCAACTATTTTCACAGCTATGCGAAGGCATCGTATTCGAAGCCAGCTCAAGTATGTCGTTTGTTAACGGCCTACCAGGCGGCCCGCAGGTTGTACAATTCCTACACAAGAACAAAGGCCTAGCACACGATCAAGAGTATCAAGAAACGGGCAAGATTGCTTGGAGTCAATTAAAAGACTACAGCAGAGGCGGTTGGGTACTTATGAAGTATCCAAAAGGCACAGGTGCTATTAAACAACAGAGCGGCGGGTATGAAGCTGTGGCTAGTACCGGTGGTGATCCTGTGACGTTTAGAAACGATCGCGGCGGCAATATTCTAGACTTCCTTAAAGGAGAGCTAGGCGGTAATCCCAAAGCTATTTGGATCGGAAGAGATAGTGGCAGTAATAAAGAGATTACTCGCAAAAGATCATCGGCCAAAGCAGAATTAGAAAAAGTAGCAACAGTTAGTCAAGAGACACTGCTAAAGAAATTTAAACCTCTTTGGATCAAGGCAATTACCGTAGCACACGCAGATATCAAAGGTCATATTGTTAATATGATCAAGAACGATGCATTTAGTAAAGCTGAAAAGAAACTAAAGCAATTATCAGTATTGGATGACGGAATTGCAGCTATCGAAGCAGGAAACGATCCTCCTGGATTCCTAAGCGGTGCAATTAGCCAAGCTGTTCACTTAACAGCAGCTCACTATTACCCAGAACAAACTGGTGATATAACAAGAAGTTATGGCGGAAGCTGGAGTTCACATTCGGACGAAGGTACAAGACTATTATTAAAAGATATCGCAAATGGTGATCAAGCAAAACTTGGAACTGTGTTATCATTCTTCAAGAGGAGCTTGATTTCAGGATGAACTTACTAGAATTACTTACAGAAGCCAACGTAGCTCAAAAGATAATGAAAGACCCTAAGACGGTCAAGATGCTTACTATTGCTTGGAGACACGACGGTACATTGCCTAAGAATCTAATTGCAAAACTAGGTCCTAAGCCAGAAGATCAAGCCATTGTACAGGCCTGGAGTGATCTATTAGATGACACATTGCGCCGTAACAACTACGGTGATCTATCCGCAGACGGCAAGTTTGATGAGTGGCTAACACGCTTGTACATCAATGGTGCTGCTGACTACGAAGATATCAACGGCGAAGGTGGTGATGCACTGGGTGCTTGGAAAGCTCTAAGTATCCGCGGCAAACTAAAACCAGCCGATCAAGACTTTAACAAATTTAAGAGTATCAAACAGTTACAGCGTATTCGTAACGACAGAGACTATCGTGATGAACTATCACGCATCAAGGATCAAGAACAGATTGAGAAGATGAAGCGTGAAGCCAAAGACATCACAGTCTATGATGATGAACGCTTCAATGCTATTGTACCGTTGAACTATGGTGCCTGCTATGTACGTGATAAGACAGCTGGTTACATTCCTAACTTCTGCACAAGTTCTAGCTCAGGACATCGTTGGTTCCAAAACTATGCTCCGGATGGTATGATTGTCAACGTTGTTGACAAAACCAATCTCGAGAAAGAAGATGGCAAGTGGCAGTTCCACGCAGCATCTAATCAATTGGTTAGAGCTGATCAAGAACGTAGACACGATCTCAACTACAATGACGAACGCTTTGCAACTCTATTCCCAGGACTGATGAAGAAGATCATTTCTGGTATTGAATCAAAAGCAGAAGAAATCAAAGACGGCAGTAAAGAACTTACTGGTGGACGTGGATACGATATCGCAAAAGAAGTATCACAAATCAAATCAAAATACCCAAGATCATACGCTTCTGAGGTTGAAAAAGCAAAACCAGAAGACGAGCCAGCAGCAGCTGAAAATGGTCCAGGAACATACAAAGTAACACAGTTAGCATCAGGGCGTTCAGCTCGTATTCCAGGCGAAAGTCTAGAAGATGTTCAGAACAAAGTGCTAACTCGTTATCCAGATTCTAGCCTAGAAGATTACACTTTTGAGCTAGAACCAGAACAACAAGAGAACATTCTCTAAGAACACCTACCTTAGGACGTTATGCGTTACTTTAAGGTGTGGCCGGCTGCTGGCCTAGGATGATAGTAGGAGTCGTGCCCGAGGGCATCCTAAAGTGAGCACTACTAAATAATGCTATGAATACATTTATAGCAACGTTAGTGATGACGCATATCACAATAGTGTGCGTTACACTATACCTGCATCGTGGACAGGCTCATAAGGGCATCGTCTTTAATCCCCTACTAGAACATTTTATGCGAGCCTGGCTTTGGCTAACCACAGGTATGGTTACCAAGCAATGGGTAGCAATACACCGCAGACATCATCGTTCAAGCGACCTTCCAGGAGATCCACATAGCCCACACGTATTTGGCATATGGCGGGTATTCTTCAAAGGTGCTGGACTTTACCACGCTGCCAGTAAAGATACAGCTATGATCAAACAGTATGGAGTAGGTACACCAGATGATTGGATGGAACGTAACATATACACCGCACACAGTCGCCTAGGCATTCTTTTAATGCTGATCGTAGATCTATTGTTCTTTGGGCCGTGGGGACTGTTAGTGTGGGGTATACAGATGATATGGATTCCATTCTGGGCCGCAGGTGTTATTAATGGAATAGGACATTGGTATGGATATAAAAACGGAACTAGCAATGATCACAGCCGCAATATTATTCCTTGGGGTATTGTTGTGGGCGGTGAGGAGCTTCACAATAATCATCATCTCAATCCTGCAAGTGTTAAGTTAAGCCGCCGTTGGTTTGAATTTGATATAGGTTGGATGTGGTTGAGTCTATTTAGGCTGTTGCATCTAGCTAAACTGCGCTCATAATAAAAGGCCCCGGAGGGCCTTTTATCTTTTCTACTAATAAACTGCTATGCAGTATAATATTATTTCTTCACGCCTGCGTTAACAAATGAGTACATTTTTTCCGCAGCTTCCAATACTTTTTCAAGTCCTGGAAACTCTGGCATATCAACTTTGCTAATTACTTGTCCAGTTTTCTCATCACGAGCAACTGACATTTCCCAGCCTCTAAACTTAGCGTGGAATTCTTCACTAACAAGGCCTTTAGCCATATCTAAGATATCTGTACGAATTTCGTAGCCGTTCTTATTAAATTTAACTTCTGGTAATTTTGGAGTAAACTCAGACATTATTTTGCTCCTTTGTAAACTGTAGTTTTAGCATTGTCAACTAGTGTTTGTGCAAGTGTTAGAGTTGTGTCAACCCAACCTTGATAAAACTTAGTTTGTGCTTCGATCAATGTTACTAACTTTGATTGGATTTCTTTGTCAGTTACAAAAGTATTGACGATTGTCTTCTTGCCGCTTTGTACGGCGTCGATTGCTTGATTAAACATAATTTTTCCTTTGTGTGTGTATGTTTCTTAGACAACAACCTTGCTGTCTAAGTATTATTATATATGCCTTCTGTTAGAAAAGCAACAGGTTTCTTGAGTTTTTTACTCGTTTACTGTGCTATCACTAGATAAGTTATGATAGCAACAATAGCCCAGGCAGCAACTTTTTCGCCGTACTTGGCTTCAAATTTTGACATATTATGCTCCGTATAGAGCTTTGGCTTCTGCTACTCGGCCCTGACGAGCTAGATAACTAGCGTGACGAGCTTCTCCGACTGATACTAAGATTGTCCAAATTGTGTTTAGAATTGATTTCATAGTCCACGACTCCAGTATTTTGCTTCTGAATCATACTGACGTTGCCAGTAGTCTACTTCAGCGGCATTAGTTGGGTTTTTACTGTTGATATACTGTTCCAAGCGGCTTTGATACTTCTGTGTTGGAAACATTTCTGATAGCTTTTCTAATATAGAAAGCATTCTATTTGATATTGTTGTCATTTTGTGACTCCTGTATGTATGTGTAGTTTTTGTCTACTCAGTATTTACCATTAGTCTTATTACAACTTGATTAAACAGAGCAAACCGTGTATAATATCAAATGATGTAACGAGGGTAAATAGTACATCAGGAAAGGCTTATGAAGATAAAAACAAGATCGATACTGCAGGAATTGAATGAAATAGCAGAAGTCCGTAACAAGGACTCACTGTACGAAAGCAGAGCCACCAATATTATCAACAGTGCTATCAATCTATTGGAAAGCATACACAAACACTATGATGCTGAAATGGCTGATGAGCTAGAGCGTCGATTTATCAACGCAATTAAAGGCGCTGATCCTGCTAAATTTACCCGCGGTATCCGAAAGGTTACTGAAGCTAGACGATTACAGAAAAAGTTAGATGAGAGTAAAGAATGACTAAAGCATTATTAGAAGGTGGTAACGTATTCAAAGGCCCAGACAAGCAGCCTTTAACTCAGCGTATCGCTACAGGCGACGTTGAAGAAACCATTGCCTATATTGAAAAGATCACAGGACTAGACTTTACTAAAGAGAAAGATCTAGACGACAAGAAGCCAGTTAAATGGCTAGGTACAACTGGACGTAAAACACACGAAGATGGTACCTTTGAGCGCAACAGCTCAGGTGACCTAGACCTAAGCGTAGATGCTAAAGAAGTAGACAAGAAGTCATTTGCTGACAAGCTGATCGCACACTTTGGCAAAGAGAATGTTAAACTAAGCGGCGACAATGTACATTGGAAAACTCCAATCAAAGGCGATCCAGCTAACGGCTTTGTGCAGGCTGACTTTATGTTCTCTGCTAATCCTAAGTTCCAACAGGGTTCGATGATCGGAGGCAGCGATGCTTACCGTGGTGAACATAGACATATCGTATTAAGCTCAATTGCTCGTGCTCGTGGTATGAAGTACAGCCCAAAACACGGACTGCTAAATCCACAGACTGATGAGCTACTGCCTAATGGTAATGATTGGAATCAGATTGCTAAAGAACTGCTAGGACAGACAGCCACAACTAAAGACATCCGTTCAGTTGAGAACATCCTAAACTATATTAAAAAATTACCTAACTACGAAGAACTGATCGCAGCCGCACGTGAAACACTAGGCCGCCAAGGCATTGAGCTGCCTAAAGCCAATCAAGTAGAAAGCTTTCAACCAGGAACAATTGGTTGGATGCGTCAGCTGATCGATATTGTAAAATGAGAGCATTTGAATTTTTAATTGAAGCGGAAGCTCCTAAGAAAGTAGGCCGTGAGTTCAATCACTTAGAGGATCTAGTGTTTACAGAACCCAGTGGTGCTAAACGTGCTGTGCAGATCCTAAAGAGTATGGCACAAGATGCCAAAGACGTTTCAGTTAAGTGGGACGGCAATCCTACAGTCTACTGGGGACGTGATGATGACGGCACATTCCGTATGGTTGGCAAGAACAACTGGGGACGTGAAGAAGGCAAAAGCTCTAGCCCAGAAGACCTAAAACAATTTATTATGAGCCGTGGTAAAGGTGAGGACTGGCGTGAAAAGTTTGCCAGCGATATGGCCAGCCTATGGCCTACATTTGAAGCAGCAACTCCTAAAGACTTCCGCGGTTATATCTATGGTGATATACTTTATCATCCAGGCAAGCCCTATCAAGGTGGAGATGGCAAGATTAGCTTTACTCCTAACCAAACAACCTACTCAGTTAAAGGTACTAGTGAAATAGGCCGTAGGATTGGTAAGTCACAGGCCGCAGTGGCCGCGCACAAACATTTTGATTTCTTTGGTGACAAGACCGGAGATGACATTTCAGATGTTGAGATGTTCAATCATAGTCCGGCTCTAGTGGTATTTGGTCAGACCTATGTCAATCATCAGCCTGCTGTGGATGCAGACAATCTAGGTGCTATTGAAAAAGCAGCTAATAACTTCTCAGGTGCTATTGACAAACTACTGGCACCTACAGCAGGACTAAGCGATCTACAGACAATTATCTATACCTTTGTGAACAATCAAAGCAAGGCCAAAGCACTAGACAGTATTGATTCTAAAGCGTTCTTTACTTGGTTACAGGGTAGTAAAGTAAGTGCTCCTAAACAACAGAAGATTTCACAGCTATCACAACAACACCCGGGAGCGTTAGAAAACCTATTTTATCTGGTGCGAGAGCTAATGAAAGCCAAAGACGAAGTTATCCGTGAACTAGACAGTGCTGGAGGTGACATAGAACAGCACACAGGCGGTAAGCCAGGTGGTGAGGGCTATATGCACGGTGCCCACGGAGTCAAGCTGGTTCCACGTGACCGCTGGACCCCATTTAGAGCCGATTAACGGTCTAAGACCACGATTTTTTCCAAACCGACTAAATAATATGCCGGTCCCGGAGCGGGATCATATTTAAGGAGAAATCAAAATGGCAAACATTACATCACAAACAGTTGGCTCAACAACAGTTGGCGCAAACTATAACAAAGCAACAGATCCATTTGCATATGGCATTCGTGAAATGCTATGGATCAAAGTAGCATTAACAGGTATCGGTACTTCACCAACAGCAGCAGACAGCACATACGCTAAGGCACTACGTGGTCTACAAGCAATTGGCGAAGTTTGGTATTCAGCTACTACAGCATCTGGATTTGCAGTATTTGCAATTTCAGCTGGTACAGAAGAAACAAAACAGTCTGATGATGCATTAACAAACGCAAACGCAACTGCTACAGTTAAGGCTGCTATTGAAGCAGTTACTGGTGGTACAGCAACAGTTACACGTGGCGTTTCTAACGTGTTCCAAACATCTTAATTTAAGATATTCTCAGGGATGGGAAGCACTAAAGGACCTTCGGGTCCTTTTTTGTTGGCTGATGTTTCTAGGAGTAAATAGTAGCACATTATGGCACGATACATTCTCATCACTCTAGTTGACATCACTCGTAACAATATCACACGTTCCGAAACAGATCAACTCAAAGTCAAACAACAGGCTAACTTCAACAGCCTTACACAGGCCATTGGACTTAGAGCCAACATCACTTGGTCAGCCGATCCCAAGTATGTCAATGGCTCATTGCCGTTTGGCCTCGGCGGTAAGGCCGCACATTGGGAATGGCAGTTTGACACTGAACGTGAAGATGTGTTTAGACGAGATGATGATGCAGTCGCCCTGTTAGTGGAAGACCTAAATGGCGTTCCTGTAATAGATGGACTAAATAATTCTGTAGACTTAAATCCTTCAGCCTTTGTCAGTATTGGCGCTAAACCAAACATTTGGGTATTCGAGGATAAATAGTATTATAGGCAAATAACATCAAGGCATTTTTCTAACTTAGGCACATAGTCCGGAGCGGACGCTTGACTTAACATAAAAGGAAATCGCCATAAATGGCCACTAAAGAAGCTGTCGCACAACTTGCGGCATTACCTGAGCGGGTAAGCGTATTAGAGACACAAGTTGAAAATATCAACGAAAAACTAATTGACCTCAAAGGTGATGTCAAAGATATGCACGACTGTCTAGATCAGACACGTGATCTACTAGCAGGCAAGCTGGAAAAAATGCAGGAAGAATATCGCGCTAACAGTTCTAAGTATTTTGATCACGCAGACAAACTACACGCAGAAGATAAAGAAAGCCACGCAGCACTAGATAAAAAGATCAAAGATCTTGAGCAATTTAAAACCAAATGGATTTATATGACAGCAGGTGGTATTGCTGTACTAGGATTTATGTCAGGACACGCCACAGCATTGTCCAGCTTGTTCAAGTAACATTATATACACACTTAAATAAGGGCCATAGGTCCTTTTTTTATGACTGATATATCAAAACGCTTAGAGCAGACATTACGCTCTGCCATACAAAAAAATCCAATTCTACCAGTTAAAGTAGCGGACGGAATCCTTGTGGGCGATGCAAAGATAGTCAGCGAAGACCATATCAAACACATTTGGTTTAAGGACCAATTGATCTACAAAGATGTCAGCTTGAATGCTGTGGCAATTAAATTGGCTAACATCTTGGCAAGAAGATCCAGCACCGTGTACGCAGATGCTATATACAGAGCCGATCAAGACTATGGGCGTTGGTTTATTGAAAGTCAGATGCTTAGAGCACAGTATCAGAAGGCTCTAACAGTCAAGGACTATGACAAGTCAGATACCCTATGGGCTAGGTACTGCGAAAGCAGGGATCGTGCTGTTTCTGCTAGAAACTACGCACAGAGTTTGGCGCAGGTCTGAATAAATATAACAATAAATCTGGATTGGGAAAAATATGAAAACCACAGAACTTTTTACTATTAATAGAACTTCAAAGAAGCTGAATGAAACGCTTGAAAAAACCTTTGGACGCAAATTAAAATTAGAAACTTTTAACCTAGCACAACTTGAAGATGCTCGCAATAAACTACGTACACAGATACACGATGCACGTAACTTATCCGGGTTCAACGAGAACCTAGAAAATGACGCATTTACTGAAGCTCAGTGGATGTTGGATGCTATCAATGCTGAAATTATGCACAGAGAAAGCATCTCAGAATCACCGTTTGATATGGGCCCTGAAGAGCCAGAAGAAATGAACGATGACCCACACGCTGATCCAGATCCAAGCGAATATGATAGAGAAGGCGGAATGGCAAAAGGCCAACTATCTACAGGTGCAGAAGCAGCAGAAGAACTAAAAAGTATTTTAGCATCCAACGAAGATTTGCCAGAATGGGTGCAGGCTAAAATTACTCTAGCAGTTGACTATCTTGACACAGCTAGAGATTATATGAAAGGACAACACGAAAAAGGTGTTGAGCCAACAGACAACGAATCAATAGGAGAAAATATGAGTAACTTAAGAGAAGGTGAAATCCAGCAAGCGTCTGCGATCGTCACAGCAAAAACAATGGTTGACAGAGTAGGTCGTTGGATTGAAGAACTTTCTGGTATGGAGAATGACACTCTCCTTACACTAGGTGACTCTATCCGTGACGAGATGGGTGCAGAAGCTGCAAAGACATTTATTAGTTCTTGTGCTCCAGCTATCCAGCAGGCTCTACAAAACCTAAAAGACACACGCGAAGCACTAAGTACCAGCGTTCGTGCGCTAACAGGCGAAGAACAAGCTACTGATATGCTCGGTAGTGACACAGGTGGTGACGATATGTCCGCCCCAGACTCATTAGATATGGGTGATGAAGGAGATATGAGCGCCCCAGCTGATGATTTCGCAGCCAGTGAGCCAGGTGTAGGCGGAATGGAAACAGCAGGCCGTGAACAACGTGAAAGCATTGACCGTGGCAATAACCTACTAAGAGTATTAGCTGGATGAGATTCCAAGATCTAGTAATGGAGTTTGATGCTCCAGGTGTAACTCCTGGCGCTCCTGCTCCTGCTGCACCAGCACAACCAGGTGCTGCTCCTCAGCCAGGGGCTGCGCAGGCCACTCAGGATCCGCAGGCAGCAGCTAAGATGCAGGCTCAGCAGGCACTTGATCGTCAAAATCAAAAGAAACAGGTTATGGACGATATTAAGCAAACACAAGATCAAATCACTCAGCTGCAAAAATCTTTGCAAGATAAACAAAAACAATTGGCTACACTAAAATGAGATTCTTTGAATTTGTAGGTGACGATGATGGCAATATTGATAAGTTTATCATTGCCTTACGTAATCAGATTGGACGTGCAGCCAGTAAGAAATCGCCAGCTGTATTAAATTGGAACGCAGTGGCACAAATGAGCAAAGACACAGGCTTTGAAATGGGTGCTGACTATGAAACATTCAAGTCAATGTTTGATACATATCCAATCATACAGTCTTTGGTAAAAAACTTTGATGCCAAAGGCATTACACTAAAAGTTCCAGGCGCTCCAGATAGCGAAGAAGAGCAAAGCCCACAGAAAAGCGGCGAAACCAGCCAAGACCAAGTGGATAAAATGGCAGCTTCTGCCGCTCCACAGCAACTAGCTCAAGCTCAAGGTTGACAGCTTCAAAACAATAGTGTAATATATACACTATGACTGAACAACTAATAAATCCACCACCATTTATTGAACGCTTTCAATATAAGAACTGCGTTCAAATAAACGATCCTATAACACGTAAACGTGTCTACCAAACTCCAGATGGCGAAAGCCTTCCTAGTGTTACAACTATCCTTAGTGCTACTAAAGATATGACCCATTTGAATGAATGGCGAGACAGGATAGGACACGCTAAAGCACAACAGATTACCACAGAGGCCGCTGGAGTAGGTACAGCAATGCACGGCAACCTAGAACGATTCCTAGCTGGTATACAACGACAGCCCGGAAATGCTCCAGTGCATATACAGGCCAACAAGATGGCTGATGTTATTATTGAAAACGGTCTGAGTAAAATGAGTGAAGTATGGGCAATGGAACAGAGCTTGTACTTTCCAGGACTGTATTCGGGTACCACTGACTTGATTGGTGTACACGAAGGTGAGCCTGCGGTATGCGATCACAAGCAGACTAACAAGCCTAAGAAAGCAGAGTGGGTTGATGACTACTATCTACAGCTAATGGCCTATATATTAGCACATAATGAAGTGTATAAAACAGACATCCGCAAAGGTGTTATTTTTATGTGTTCAAGAGACTTTCAATATCAGCAGTTTACCCTAGAACCCAAGGACTTTAACAAGTGGCAGGATGCTTGGCTTAACAAGGTAGAGGAGTACTACGCCCTAGGTAGATAAATACTCTATAGAACATAGAGGATACTAAAGTGGCCGTTGTCCAAATCTCCAAGATACAAGTCCGTAGGGGCAAAAAGAATTCAAACAGTGGAGTTCCGCAGCTCAGCTCGGCAGAATTTGCGTGGGCCGTTGACTCGCAGGAACTATATATAGGCAACGGTTCAGTTGCTGAAGGTGCGCCTTATGTAGGCAACACTAAGATTTTAACAGAACACACAAACCTATTTGAATTATTATCTAGCTATCAGTTTGCCTATAACGATACAGCTATTACTCTAAGTGTTCCACGTGGATTACAAAGCAAGTTAGACGAGTATGTGTCAGTAACTGACTTTGGCGCAGTAGGCGATGGATCTACTGACTGCACCGCAGCATTTCAGTCAGCTCTCAACCAACTGTTTAGAAATCCTTCTTCAAAATACAAAAAAGTTTTAATGGTTCCAAATGGAACTTATCTGATTTCAAGTGGTATTGCCATACCAAGCAATGCTATCATCCGTGGCGAAACACAGCTAGGTGCTGTTATAAACATTGGATCACGTAATATTCGTTTTATCACATCAGCTGGTTTAGAGTATGCAGCATTCAACAGTGGCAATAGACCACAGAATGTTACCATCTCAAATCTTACCATTCAAAGAACCACAGGACAATTAATTATGTCTGGTGTTGCTAACAGCGTACTTGATGGTGTTAGATTTAAAGGCACCTATGCGTTAGGTAATACTGTAGCATCGTTGTCAGCAGAGCCGGCAGCAGTTGTATGGTTGAATAATCTTGCTGGTGTTAAAGTAACTGACATCAAATTTATGTCTTGCATATTTGATTCTGTTAGCGTTGGCGTAACCTGTACGCAGTCTGCCATATTTGATACATCGTTGGTTTTCGAAACCTGTAAGTTTTATGTCAACCACGTTGGCATCTATATCAATGGTGTTGCTGATCAAATTAACAATTGGCGTATAACCAATTGCGACTTCGAAGAAATAGCACATCAAGTATTGTACTCTACAAATGGTATCAATACTACTATTCAACGCAGTAGATTTAAGAACTGCGGAAATAATACAAATACAGCAGCCACACCAGTTACGTCTATTGTATATTTTGGTCAAAGAACAAACAATCTAGTTATTGATTGTATCAGCGATCGACAGCAGGCAGCAGGATTAGTATCGTCGGCATTAATACCTGCGGTATCGGAAGTAACTAATGCGTCTAAGGTCAGCTTTATTGATCGAAATACAACATCGTTGTATCTATCAGATAGTTACAGACCATTAGCTGTATTTTCTGCACTGAACAAATATATTTTTGTAAATTATTTCTTAGAGTTAGGACCACACTCACGTGTAGGTCAGTTAACTATTAGTGTTGGTGATTATCTAGGAGAGGTTTCAATCTCTGATAACTATCACTATTCACCACTTTCAACATCATCACCCGAAGGAGCTCGTATGATAAACTTTTTATTTAAAGCAGAATTAAAAGACAATGATGCCGATAGCGGCATTGACACAGTTGTGTTATCGTACCAGAATCCTTTAGCTTATGGAGCCACAGGTACTATCACTTTTGATACTACCTACGGTGTTTGATCAGCACGGCACACAACGATTAGCGGAATGGAAAAGATTTAGAGAAAGTTTAGAAACAAGCGATACGCCACTAGAAGATGTCGCTGAATTTTGGGGCCACGCTCCGTTCGTTAGTTGTTATCTCAACCCAAATAATCCCACCGAATGGCCCGATCCTTGGCATTTGGTATTGGATTCTCGCCTAGATGAGCTTGCAATAGCTCTTGGAATGCTGTATACTATTAAATTAACACAGCGGTTTATGAGTTCCAAATGCGAGATACATACTTCAATGCGTCCAGAGGACAATGATCCCAGATACGTGTTATTGGTAGACAATCAACACGTATTGAATATGGACTGGTCTAGTGTAGTTCCATTTGATAGGTTGGCTGGAAGTAAAACCAGCCTTCTGTATTCACAGTAATCGATATTATAAATATCAGTCCGAATAGAATAAAGTTGAGGCGTAAATGACAATGACAATCACAGTTATTAAGAGAAATGGTAGTAAAGAGCCACTGGCAGTTGAAAAGTGGCAGGCACAGGTAGCAAAGGTTTGTAAGGGTATCGCAGATGTAAGTCAGTCAATGATTGAAATTAAAGCACAGCCTCATTTTTACGATGGTATTACAACTGAAGAAATTGACGGTATTACTCTACGTGCTATCGTAGATTTAATCGATGTAGAATCAAACCCAGACATTGGACACACAAACTATCAATTCGTAGCAGGCAAACAACGATTGTCAATGTTGCGTAAGGATGTATACGGTCAGTATGAACCGCCACACCTATTTGATATTGTAAGAAAGAATGTCAGCGTTGGTCTGTATACTCCAGAGCTATTGCAATGGTATAGTGAAGACGATTGGAATAAGATGAATGATTTTCTCGACCACGAGAAAGACGAAACATATTCGTATGCAGCTATAGAGCAGTTAATTGAGAAGTACCTTGTTAAAAATAGAGCAACAAAAGAAACTTATGAAACTCCACAGATTAGATATATGGTTGCGGCAGCGACTGTCTTCCATAAAGAAGAACCGAATAGTGCAAGAATGCGTTACATTAAAGAATACTATCAAGCGGCGTCCGATGGTTTGTTTACTCTTGCTACACCTGTCTTGGCTGGCCTTGGCACTCCTACTAAACAGTTTTCTAGTTGTGTGCTTATCCGCAGTGACGACGATCTGGATAGCATCTTTGCTTCTGGAGAGATGATGGCCAAGTATGCCAGCAAACGTGCAGGCATTGGTTTAGAAATTGGTCGCTTACGTTCACTAGGTAGTCCCATCAGAGGTGGCGAGATTCAGCATACTGGTATGATCCCATTCCTGAAAAAGTGGTTTGGTGATCTACGTTCGTGCTCACAGGGTGGTATCCGTAATGCAAGTGCTACTGTATTCTATCCCATTTGGCATCATCAGTTTGATGACCTTATTGTGCTTAAGAACAATCAAGGAACAGAAGAAACCCGAGTCCGTCATATGGATTATGGTGTTGTTCTTAGTGCGTTCTTCTGGAGACGTTTCAAGAATAAAGAAAACATAACTTTCTTTGATCCTAACGAAGTACCTGACTTGTACGAAGCGTTTTATACAGATGTAGAATTGTTTGAAGAGCTGTATGTCAAATACGAAAAGTTGAAAGGATTGCGTAAAAAGACAATGGCAGCTGAAGAAGTGTTCAAGGGTGGTATACTAAAGGAACGTACAGATACTGGTCGCATCTACTTGGTGTTTATAGATAACGTGATGAATCAAGGACCTTTTGATCCAAAGAATCATCCCATTTATCAAAGTAACTTGTGTTGTGAGATCTTATTACCAACCCGTCCATTTAAGAGATTAGACGACGCGGAGGGGCGCATAGCGTTATGTACACTGGGATCTATTAACTGGGGATCGTTCCGTAACCCAGAGGATATGCGTAGAGCCTGCAGAATTCTACAGCGTAGCCTGTGTAACATCCTTGACTATCAAGACTTCTTGTCAATACAGAGTAAACTTAGTAACGATGAAATACAGCCGTTGGGCATTGGCGTTACTAACTTGGCCTACTGGCACGCCAAACGTGGACTCAAATATGGCGACAAGGATGCACTACAAGATGTTAAGAGTTGGATGGAGCATCAAGCCTACTACCTAACAGAAGCCACTGTTGAGTTGGCAAAAGAACGTGGTGCCTGCATTGACAGCGATAAGACACGTTATGGTCAAGGTCAGTTTCCTTGGGAACTTCGTGCTAAGGGCGTAAATGAACTAGCTGATTTTGCACCTGAATTAGATTGGGAAACACTGCGTGGTAATATGAAGCAGTATGGTGTACGTAATGCTACACTAATGGCCATTGCGCCAGTTGAAAGCTCAAGTGTTGTTATAAACAGTACCAACGGCATAGAAATGCATATGAGCTTGATCAGTGTTAAAGAATCCAAAGCAGGATCGTTTGTGCAGGTTGTTCCAGAGTATCATAGACTGAAAAACAAATATCAAATGATGTGGGAACAGAAAGATTGTGATGGCTACTTAAAAACAGCCGCAGTGTTAGCTGCCTATGTTGATCAATCAATTAGTACTAACACATTTTACAATCCAGCGCACTTTGCCGATCGCAAGATTCCAACTACGCTGATTGCCAAGAACTTGATGCAGGCACACGTATGGGGATTGAAAACATTCTATTACAGTCTAATCAATAAGGCAGGTAGCAAAGCAGTACAGGAAGCTACACCCGAAGTCCATTACAATGGATTTCATAACGAACGAGAACTGATCGAAGAAGATGACTGTGAGAGCTGTAAGTTATGACATTCAGCTTTATTAGGAACGTTTTATTAGAAGGCAAACCGGACAAGTTAGAAATTAAAAGTTTGCCCTATAAAGACAACGAGTTGGATCCTGCCATATCAGAAGATACAATTAAGTATCACTATGGTAAGTTAGCCAAGACCTATGCCGAACGTTATAATAACAACGAAGGCGACCCTGACTTTAACGAAGCTGGCGTCTTTTTGCACAACATTCTATTCCAACAATATCAAGCACCAACGGCTTCAAACAAGCCCAATGGTGGTATTGAAAATTTTATTGTTGAGCACTTTAAGACATTCGAACAGTTCAAAGAAGAGTTTCTTAAAGTAGCAATGTCAGTGCAAGGTAGTGGATGGGTGTATCTAGCCAAAGACGGTACAATCAAAACTATCAAGAATCACGAAATTAAAAAAGATATTGTTTTATTAATTGACTGGTGGGAACACGCCTGGGCATTAGACTACCAAAGTAAAAAAGACAAATACTTAGAAAATCAATGGAAAATTATTAATTGGGATCATATAAATGAGCAAAGAACAATATAACTTAAAAACAAAAACAGATTATCTTAGTCGCAAGATGTTCTTGGATCCTGCAGGCCCAGTTACTATCCAACGTTTTGAAGAAGTAAAATATAAAAAGATTGCAGACTTTGAAGCAACAGCACGTGGATTCTTCTGGCAACCAGAAGAGATCAGTTTGACCAAAGATTCAAATGACTTTAAAGATGCCAGTGATGCCGTCAAGCACATCTTTACCAGTAACCTACTACGTCAAACAGCATTAGACAGTTTGCAGGGTCGTGGACCAAGTCAAATCTTTACGCCTGTGGTATCATTACCTGAACTAGAAGCATTGATCTACAATTGGACATTCTACGAAACTAACATTCACAGCAAGAGCTACAGTCACATCATTCGTAACATCTACAATGTACCAAAAGATGTGTTTAATACTATTCACGATACTAAAGAGATTGTAGAAATGGCATCAAGCGTTGGCGACTACTATGATGCATTACATTTGATCAACTGCCGAAAAGAAGCTGGCGAGACAATTAACGAACGTACACATATCAAAGCAATCTATATGGCATTACACGCAAGTTATGCCTTAGAAGCATTCCGCTTTATGGTATCATTTGCCACAAGTCTAGCAATGGTAGAAAATAAAATCTTTATGGGCAATGGCAATATCATCAGCCTGATCCTACAAGACGAACTACTACACAAAGGTTGGACTGCCTATTTGATTAATCAAGTGGTCAAAGAAGACACCCGCTTTGCAGAAATTAGACCAGAATGTGAACAAGAAGTGTATCAACTGTATATGGATGTTATTCGTGAAGAAAAAGCCTGGGCTGATTACCTGTTCCAGAAAGGTCCTGTTATTGGACTCAATGCACAAATTTTGAAAGACTTTGTGGACTACACAGCCGTAGGCGCACTAAAAGATATTGGTATCAAATATAATAGCCCAGCACCAAGATCGACTCCGATTCCTTGGTTTAACAAGCACGTTGATACCAGCAAGAAGCAGACAGCACTACAAGAAAACGAATCAACTAATTATGTTATTGGAGTTATGTCAGAAGGCATTGACTACGATGCCCTGCCGGCTATATAATAAACTATGTATAAAGCACAATTTAAACGTTCTTCACCATACGAAAGTTGGACTACTATTGGAAACTACGGAAATGAACAGTCCGCAGTTGCCTCAGCATTGAGTTATAAAAACAAAGGGATGCTACTAGTACGTGTGACTGGTCCAAAAGGTGAAGTAATTTACTCAAGTTAAGGAAACAAATGATTACCGTTTATTCAAAGAATAACTGCCCCTTCTGCGATCGTGCAAAGGCGCTGTTAGAAAGTAAGGACATCCCATTCACAGTTATCAAAATGGAAGATGATCCAGATGCACGTGAGTTTTTGATGGATCAAGGATTACGGTCAGTACCACAGATTTTCAAGGACGGCGTGCTTCTACCTGGTGGCTTTCAGGGCCTAGCAGGAAAAGACGAAGAATTTTTCAACACACTTAAGGGATAATATGATTATTGACAAAGGCGTATCAATTGGCGAAGTAATTACACTAAAGCTAACCAGCGGCGAAGAACTTGTGGCAAAGCTAGTTGAAGAAACTCCAACATATTACAAACTGAGCAAGCCAATGGTTATCGGTATGGGACAGAAAGGTCCTGGACTAATGCCATACCTATTTACAGTTAGTCCAGAAAAAGATGTTAAACTGTTAAAAACCACAGTAACAGTGGCAGAAGCTACAGATAAAACATTCGCAGATCAATTTATTACAAGTACCACTGGCATACAATTGACTTAAATACTAGACTATGACAACAGCTCAGTCTACCGCAGCAGGAACACCAACCGCAAGCCCTAGTGGCCCATACGCACCCCGCCCACATACGCACGGTGCAGGGTCAATGCCTAGGCAAGAGCCTTTATACGATTCAGCGGACGTCTATGCCAATAACCAAGTTATTGCTTTATACAATGCTGCGACTCCTAAAGGTGCATTTGCACAGACTCGAGTAGGTCCTGTTACAGTTGTGCAGGCTGTACAAAACGTCGAAGGCGATGATGACAATACTGCGGGCAAAGCAGAAGCTGACAAGTTTCTAGCAGAAGGCAAGATTACACAACAGCAATACGATCAAATTACTAAAACTCCAGAGCCAACTGGCACTCCCGTAAATGCACCTACAAGTGTTCCAACAGGAAGCGTTAACGGTGTTAATGTTTATAAAGAAGGTGATTCGTTTAGTTTTGATACTAAGCTAACAGCAACTACTACGCTGGGCCAGATGATCAAGCAGGTTACATTCCCTAGAACTATCGCACAGTTAAGCGAATGTTTTCCAGGGATGAAGGCCTATCAGGTGGTGAACAATCTAGGTGCATTGGCTAAGAACATCTATGAGCCATTAAAGGCGCAATATCCTAAAGCATTTATGACCAACAGTTTCCGACACGGTGCCAGTATCGGCGGCGGACAACACGGTACAGGGCAGGCAGCAGACTTTCAATTCCACGGAGTACACTCAAGTGGCTATTACGATATCGCAGTTTGGATGAGCAAGAACTTGCCATTTGATCAACTACTGCTTGAGTATCTTCCAGGTAAGACAGTATGGGTACATTGCAGTTATGCAGCACCTGGTCTGCCGTTCGGTGGCATTAGTGTATTAAAGAACAAAGGCAAAGGATCAACATTGGCCACACTAAATGGTGCAGCTGGTGGGAAGTTCACTCCGGGACTGTATGCGAACATTATCGAAGCAGCCGGCATCAACAGAATAGTCGCAGGTTAAAAATGAAAAAATTTCTTTGGAAAGTATTAGGCTTCTTAAGTTTAGGAATGGCCTACGTGGGACTAATCACTCCTGGTATCCCCTACAGTTGTTTTGTGGTAGCGGCTGCATATTGTTTTGCCAAAGGCTCGCCTAAGATGCACGCCTGGTTGTACAATCATAAGATATTCGGACCATTCCTTACTAATTGGAATGAGCGCAGAGTATTTCCAACCAAAATGAAATTCTTTATGTTAGCAATGATGAGTACCAGTTTGATTACAATGTGGTTGACAAATGTGCCTGTTCGTGGTATAATATATACTGCAATGTTTATGTGTTGCGTGGCTATTTGGGCTTGGCGTTGGCCAGGAAGTGTTGAAGAGCACGAGAAACGCCTAGCAGAAGGCAAGAAGATTGGTTGGTTTAATAACCAGTTTTAGTAAATAACGTGTATGAGTGAGCAACAAGAATTAGAAGACCTTTTTGAATTACAGGTAATAATTATACTGTTAATTTATTGGGCACATTTTTGGTACACACTCCTGCATTAAAGAATTGTTGTAACTCCTTCAAAGCGAAGGCGTTCTGGACGCCGGTTCGACTCCGGCCAGGTCCACCTAAGCATACTCCGAACCGAGTATTCTGGTAGCAAGGCGAAAGCTGAGTGTGCTTAGATGGGCCTGCATTGGTTTCGACAGGGCGAGATAGTAGAGACGGCAACACAGTAGGCGATGACTGTAAATCAAGCAAAACTCGTAAATGCAAACGCAGATACAAACGACTTCACAGCAATGAGCTTCACTGGTAACACTGTTACTGGCAAAAGCAAAGTTGCTCTAGCTGCCTAAAAAACAGCAGGTCCGAGGCAGCTATGCCTTGTCATCCAAAATAGTAGAAAGCACCTTCGGGTGCTTTCTTTTTGTTATTGATTTTTCCTATAAACGTTATTGAAATAATTATTGTAAAAACCTATTGACTTATGGTCTTAGTAGGCTATATAATACTACAAACACACAAGGAGACACTATGTCTATAACATTGAAAAATTTGGAGTCAGCACTTGCTGGTGAGTCAATGGCTCACATCAAGTATCGCTACTTCGCAAAGATCGCTCGCGAAGAAGGCTTCGAGGATGTTGCAAAACATTTTGAGCACACAGCAGATCAGGAAATCAAACACGCCTGGGGACATTTGGAATTGCTAATCGGCAAGCCAACAACTAAAGAATGTTTGGAAAAAGCCATTGAAGGTGAAACATATGAGTTCACTACAATGTATCCAACGTTCAAAGATCAAGCCGCACAGGAAGGCCACACAGCAGTTGCCGAGTTCCAAGAACAAATTGACGAATCAATCGAACACGCTGAAGAATTCCGTGCAGTTCTAGCCAAAGCTGAGAAACGCTTTGCGGCTTTACAAAAAGTTGAAGAGCGTCACGCAAAGGCATATCAATCTGTATTGGAGGCACTATAATGGAATACGTATGTATAGTTTGTGGACACGTCCACGATGAAGCAACCGAAGGCAATTGGGATGAACTTCCAGATACATTTGAATGCCCGGAATGCGGTGTAGGTAAAGCTGACTACGAAGCTGTTGAATTTTAATAAATAATTAACAGGAGGACACAACCTATGAAACAGAAAAAGCTATTAGCCAAACTGTACAAGGCTTGCGTCGACCATAACGCCGAGAAGATAGCAGAACTTCGTAAAGAAGAATTTGCCAAAATCTTGAAACGAAAGGCCGAAGGTAAACCATTTACAGCTAAATGGACATTGGTAAGGATTTAAGTTCGTAACACAACTGCAATCTTAGTAACACTATGCTACGATAAATACTGCTATGCAGAAAACTTATCGTAGCATTTTTATTTCTGACGTACATTTAGGTACGAGAGACTGTCAAGCAGACAAGCTCAACAACTTCCTCAAACATAACACCTGCGATACACTATATCTTGTAGGAGATATTATCGATGCGTGGAAAATCCAACAAAACAAATGGCGATGGAAACAGTCACACACGAATGTCGTTCGTAGGGTTCTTGGTCACGCTAAACGTGGCACTAGGGTTATATACGTGGCTGGAAATCACGACGAATTTCTGCGCCCGATGATACCATATGGATTCTCGTTTGGATCAATTGAAATACACAATCAAACAGAACACATAGGTGCAGACGGTAAACACTATTTGATTACACACGGTGACCTGTTTGACGGCATCACACGCCTTGCCCCGTGGTTGGCATTTTTAGGCGACAAGTTGTACGACCTAGTGCTAGATTGGAATTCAAGATTCAATTGGGTGCGTCACAAACTGGGATTTGGATATTGGAGTCTTAGTAAATACCTCAAGCACAAAGTCAAGAAAGCTTCGGACTTTATGTTTCAATTTGAAAAGAACCTTGCCCAATACTGCAAGAAGCGAGGATTTGACGGTGTCATCTGCGGACATATACATCACGCAGAAATTAAACAGATAGACGGTGTCACGTATATGAATGACGGCGATTGGGTTGAAAGTTGTACGGCACTTGTAGAACATCACGACGGTCGTTGGGAAATAATAACTTGGACTCGAGAAAATGACAAAGACGATACTGATAGTAACTGATAATTTACCGGAGCAGATCAATGGTGTTGTTACGACCTACAAAAATATTGAGGCTTGTGCGGTTCTGGATGGTTATCGCGTTGTTTACATTACTCCCGGGGACTTCCGCTACTTTGATTGTCCTGGCTACAACGAAGTCAAGATTGCCCTTACCTACCAACGCAAAGTGGGCAAGAAGATTGAGGCGCTCAGTCCGGATTATATCCATATTGCCACAGAGGGTCCTCTTGGTCTGTGTGCTAGAAAATATCTTTCAAAACATAATTTTAGGTACAATACTGCTTATCATACTAAGTTCCCTGAAGGACTTAGAGCCCTATTTGGAATCCCTGAGGCAGTTACTTGGCCTTTGGTAAGATGGTTTCATAAGCACAGTGGTAAGGTGTTGACTACAACCGACACAATGGTTAAGGAGTTACGAGCACACGGATTTGACGGTGATGTTATTCCTTGGACTCGTGGTGTTGACCGAGACATATTCAATCCCAGCCAACGAACTGGCACAGTAGTAAATGGACCTATACTAGTGTGTGTTAGCCGTGTGAGTAAGGAAAAGAATTTAGAAGCATACTTTGAAATGCCCTATGCGGGTGTTAAGTTTATGGTAGGCGAAGGACCTATGCTAGAAGAATATAAAACTAAGTATCCAGATGTAAAATTTGTAGGCGCCAAGCGTGGTCTAGAACTGGCCAAATACTTTGCTATGGCAGATGTGTTTGTATTTCCAAGCCGTTGGGAAACATTTGGACTAGTAATGATTGAAGCAATGGCCTGCGGTACCCCAGTAGCGGCGTACCCTTGTCAAGGACCATTAGATGTAGTCGACGAAGGCATTACAGGATGTCTCAATGATGATTTGAAACAGGCAGTCAACGATGCACTAATGCTAGACCGACAGCGTGTTTGGGAAGGCAGTGGTCGCTGGACTTGGGAAAAGGCTTGGGAAATATTCCGCGATAATCTCGTAGAAAAATCGGTTGCAAGATAGGGCATCACTGGAACCCGTAACCAGTACTAACACTAACTCCTTTTAATGAATTTCACTATATGATCTGTGGTGATTCTGTCATATAATAATGATACATACTAATGCAGTATGTATTTTAAAAGGAGAACTACTATGTGGACTACACCATCAGCAACAGATATGCGCTTTGGGTTTGAAGTTACAATGTACGTGATGAACCGATAATAAAGACCTAGCCCACTTCGGTGGGCTTTTTCTTGACTTAAATTTCTAATGATGTTATAGTATGTTTTATGATAGAAATTTTCGGAGGACTTATGTTAGATTGTTTAATTATGGGTGACAGTATTGCAGTAGGCACAGCCCAAGTGCGACAGGAATGTGTTTCATATAGTAAGGGCGGTATTAACAGTTACCAATGGTTGAACGCTAACGTAGGCAAAAGCCCATATGTTGCCAAAACTGTTATTATCAGTTTGGGATCAAATGATCACAAGTATGTTAAGACATTAACAGAACTACGCACCATTCGCGAGCTAACCAAAGCAGACCGAGTCTATTGGATACTACCTGCTATCAAGCCAGACATACAGGAAATGGTTCGTAAGGTAGCGGCTGAGAATGGCGATACAGTATTGCCAATGACACGACTACAAGCAGACGGCATCCACCCTAGTTGGGCTGGATACAAAGATTTAGCTGACAAAACAAAATGAAAATACAACCAATCTTTCCCAGCTTTATTGGAATCGAACAGCTTAATGACCTTATAGATATCAAGGCCATTGAGGACTACTGTTACAAAAAGGAAAGAGAGTGCGTTAATCAAAAGTGGTTAGGTGGGTGGCAAAGTACTGCCACCATCCTCGATGATCCAGAGATGGCTCCATTGATCTCTGTGATCACTGATCGATTGCTGGGTATCAAAAAGATGTACGGTCTCAAGGAAGAAGCTGCGGTTAGGCTTTGCAACGGATGGATCAATATCAACGAATCTGGAAATTACGGGCTGAATAATAATCCACCCCACTTACACGCAAACTATTTTGTGTCTGTGGTCTACTATGTTAAGGCAGAGCCAAAAGCAGGCGATCTAACACTGATCGCCCCCTTTCACGACATCGAGTATACCGTTCCGTTTTCATCAATTGAAAACCACACGGTCTATAACAGTGCTAGATGGAACATTACTCCAGAACCCGGTAAATTAATAATCTTTCCAAGTTGGCTGATGCACTACGTTATGGGAAATCTAAGCCAAAGTGACCGAATATCTATAGCATTCAATACCGCTTTGCCACACATTCCCCATCTTGATGCTTGACAAAAACCAAAACCGATGCTATACTATTATCTATAGTAAACAAGTTAGGAGTCTATTTTGAGTATGCACTTAGAAGGTCCGTGGCTGTCAACCACAGGCAAGAAAAAAGGTAAACAAAAATTTGCTTCAGCAGAACACGCGAAGAAAGCTCGTGAACAGGAAGAAAGCTGGAAGGCTTTTCAAAAGCGTTGGGGCATTGAAGCAGAAGAAAAGAAACGCAAACGTGGCCTGTCTGCTGAAGTTTATAAGCCCGATAACAAGCCATATAGTCGTTATGGCACTGATGTTAAGCATCCGAGCTTGCCATTTACAGGCGGTGCTTGTACAATGCCTGCTCCAAAAGTCTATACTGGTACTATGGTAAAAGGTATTGCTACTATGCACAAGTCAAATGCTGTTCCTGTTTTTTCAGACGAACAAGCAGTCGATATTTCAAAAATGAGGAGATAACTATGCCAATGACACAAGAAGCACTTGAGTATCAACGAGAATATCGTAAGCGTACCGGATATGCGGCATCTAAAAAATATGCCGGCTCGGACAAGGGTAAGAAAACAATTAAACGTGCAGTTATTTCTCTCAAAAAACGAATCAATTCTGATTTTGATGCATTTGTAACATATTCTGTTAGAAGTTTAAGATCGGGAGCAAAGACAAGAAATCTAGCATTTAATTTAACAAAAGGTCAGATCAAAAAATTCTTGGAAGAAAATACAGTGTGTGCCGAGTCTGGTAGAACTGTAACTTATCAACAAGGATGTCCAAACAAAGCATCTATTGATAGGATCAATAATCGACACGGCTATAGTTTAAAAAATATTCAAGTCGTGTGTCAACAAGTAAACTATGCCCGAAGCGATATGACCATTGAAGAGTTTGAGCAGATGTGTATAGATGTTGCAAAAAATATTAAAAAGCGTCGATAATACCCGGTTTTTATATATGAATCCAAATTATCGACTATATATTATACGTTTCGCAAAGAAACAAGATAGTAGGTCAGTATTAGGAGCGAGATTTTGATACTGATCCGCGAGTCTTGGCCAATGAGAAACCCGTGAGATTCGGGCGGTCAAGGCTCCAAAGGTACCACAAGTTATGAGCTGTGGTGGCTAATGGAGACAACTACACGTATGTCAGGGTTCTTTCAGAGCCTCGTGAAGTTAACTCCCTTTATGTAATGTGATTTGATTTATTGGATCACACCAAGTCAAAGGAGGACTTATGGAAAAAACTATTCGATTAGTATGCTTTACTATTGGATTGCTCGCCGTTGCATTATTTGTTCAATCTATCACTCACAAGAAGTTTGAAACGCTACAGGCATCAGCAGGTCTATTCAGTAAAGACATTGTATCAATTAAAACACGTGAAAAACAATTAGATTGCCTAGCAATGAACATTTATCGCGAAGCTGGTTATGAGCCATTCGAAGGTAAGGTCGCAGTTGCACAGGTAACACTAAACCGTGTGAAATCTGGAAAATTCGCAGATGACGTCTGCGGAGTTATCTATCAAAAGACTGTTTTTATGGAAAAAGTCGTTTGCCAATTCAGTTGGTATTGTGACGGCGCCGTAAAAGCTCGTCCGGTCAATTCAGCAGCCTATGATGAGTCAATGGCTGTTGCTAAAAAGGTTCTTTTAGAAGGCTTCAAATTGGACATCGTTAAAGATGCGTTATACTATCACGCAGACTACGTAAATCCAAGATGGGGATTTGAAAAGATAGGTAAAATTGGACAACACGTTTTTTATAAAGGAAAGAATTGATATGAATCTACCAAAAATTGTATTACCACATTTTGACACATTAGAAGAATTCAAAACTTATATCATCGCAAAAGTTTCAGCAGTCTCATCTGAAACATTTGGATGGTTAGCAGTGATACTATTACACGCTGCCACTCTTCCTAGTATGCTCGCGGTAATGAGCGGACTGACCGATCGTATGCCGCCCGTTGATTTGGTACTGTTAGTTTGGGCAGGCCTCACACTGTTCTTTGTCAAGGCCGCAGTCCAAAAAGATATGTTAACTTTGGTAACTGTTGGAATTGGATTCATTGCGCAGGCTGTGTTAATGGCCTTGATCTTCTTTAAGTAATTTGGTAAAGCATCTGGTTGACTTTGATCAGCTACGGTGCTATACTATATGTGTTGTTTATCATATACACACAGAAAGGCATTTATGAAAAAGGCAATATTAGTAGGCTTATTGGCATCAGCTATCACTGGCTGTTCGTCGATGAAAGACATTCCTGAGCGTAAGACTTATGCTCAGCCTAGTTGGTATCAAGACTGCGCCCAAGAAGGTGTTAAGGGTTGGTTTTGGTGGTCAGAAGATTATGTCTATGCTTGCGGTGCAGGTGAAAGTGCGTATGCACAGGCCGCTGAAGAACAGATGGATGCTATTGCAATGAATAACTTTGCAAAACGCATCAACGGTACTGTCAATTCCGAAACTGTAATTGAAATCAATAACGACAAGAAAACTACTCGTACATTTATTTCTTACAAGGTTGCAGATACTGCCATCCGTAAGCACGTTAAGAGTGAAAAAGGTCACTTTACAATGGGCGGACGTCATTATACCTATGTTCGTTTAGAAATGAAGAAGACTACCTTTGATCAGTTGATTGCTGAAGCCCAGGCCAAGCGAGCACAATAATGAAAATCAAAGACGAGTTCTTTGCACTATTAGTTGCTGTAGTACCTACGCTGACATTAGCGAGTATTATGGCGCTGACTGGCTGTAGTTCGGCTCCTAAGGTAATGGCTGAAAAGCCACAGTACTGTTATACCAGTCAGACCATTCGAACACAGAATGGCGAACGGGTAGAGAGTCAAACCGAAGTTGAGTGTACAGATGACCAAGTCAAAAGACTGACAGCCAAGCGCATAGGCCTATCGCCCAACTGCGGTGAATTTCAATATTGGATGCAAATCGGAGGAAGAGATGTTCAACGCAAAGGTATCAGTTGTCAGAAACTGGACGGCAGTTGGGAAATTGTTAATACTTTTGGCAGCTAGTCCTGTATTCGCAGCCGAAGTTGACAATCCTAAATTCTTCGAATATCGTTCGGGGGGTTTTATGAATCGGTTAACCGATATATCATTCGGTTGGTTTAAAACTCTTGACGACGATCAAAAAGAAGCGTATAGTCAGAGTATTACACACGCTGTGATGTTTGCAGAAAATGGTCAGGGTGTCTCTTGGTATAAAAGAGATGCCAGTGGTGTTGCAATGCCGGTAATGACTTGGCCTACCGGAAATGGCTACTGTCGTAGAATACACATACAGGCCATTGCATATAATGTGCAAAAAACAATGTCAGCAACAGCCTGTTTCGAAAACAGTTCTGATAACTGGCGTTGGATACGAGAATAAATATTAGCTAATGAAAATATATACAAGCGAAAAGATTATAGCCTGGTTGACCCTTATAAGCGGTCTTTCCATTTCTGCTGTAGCAGTGTGGTATTCCGTTGCTGGTCTAGTTTCTATCTTCGCCGCGGCAGCGATTCCTATTATGATTATGGGCATATCGTTAGAAGTCAGTAAGTTGGTAGCCACAGTATGGCTTAAGATGAACTGGAACATCGCCCCAAAACTAATCAAATCATATCTTATCGCAGCCATTGCTATACTAATGGTAATTACCTCTATGGGTATTTTTGGATTCCTATCCAAGGCCCATTTGGATCAAGCAGTTCCGACAGGTGATGTTGTTGATCAAGTATCACTGTTTGATGAAAAAATCAAAACTCAAAAGGAGAATGTTGATGCTGCTCGAAAAGCTCTTAAACAAATGGACGAATCTGTTGATCAAGCTATGGCAAGATCCACGGACGAAAAAGGTGCAGAAAGATCCGCTGCCCTACGTAGAGGACAGGCAAGAGAACGAACTCAATTACAAAATGATATCGCAAAGGCCCAGAAAGAAATTGCAAATCTCAATGAGCAACGTGCTCCAATCGCCAAGGAACTCCGTAAGGTTGAGGCTGAAGTCGGGCCCATCAAATATATCGCCGCACTCCTTTACGGTGATAACCCCGACCAAAATATCTTAGAAAAAGCAGTACGTTGGGTCATCATTGTTATTGTTATGGTGTTCGATCCACTGGCAGTTATCTTGTTGCTAGCCAGCCAATACAGTTTCCAATGGTTCCGTAAGAAAGACGAAGAAGATACGATGAGAGATGAATACGATTTCTCTAACGCTGTCCAAAATCCATTAGTACCAGAACCTGTAAGTATTAACGACATTGTGCCCCAAGAATATATTCCTGAAGAAGAAATCAAACCAGAACCGTTTGTCCCAGACAGCACACTATGGCCATTCCCTTCAGCACACGAATTACAAACACACACAGAAGAAGTTCCAGGCGAAACACCGTTGACTGCACTAGGAGGTGATATAACAGCAACAGAGGAAAAGCCAGAAGAAACGGTAGAAGACTTGCCGTTAGATCAATGGAACAAAATGATCGCCGAAGCTGAAAAGGCTGTAGACGAAGAAGAAGACGAGGCCCTAATTAATACGGCCGACGAACTTGAAAAAGAAGCTATGAGGCAATGGAAGTCCGATAATCCCGGGGCTACCGTTAAGTTTCATCGTGGACTATTTGAATCCGGAAAGATTGACACACTCCCTTGGGACAGCTATCTAAAAGCTGAAGCCGACTTTACAGATAATGAAGCAGCCGAAGAAGCTGCAAAGTGGGCTTTAGAACAACTTGAAGATTCTAAAAAAAAAGAATCAACGAGCTGGATAGAGAGAGTGGAAGGTCAACAAATCAAGAGAACCAAGGAATGATTCCTGGTTACATTCAAAACGCCGAACAAAGCGAAAGTACAATTTGGCAACGAGTAAAACAAGCTAAAGAAGGTCTATGACAAATAAAATAGTTATAGTCACCCCACCTGATGACATTTTAACCGATGGTGTCCGTGTGGTATTGTTTGACTTGGTTGACGAACAAACTGCCATCCTTTCAGATGCGTTAACACAACTAAGAGATACTACTGCTAATGCCGTTGTTTACAGTTACAATTCTTTGAACGAAAATATAGATTGGTTAATTGAAAAGAAACAAAAGAGCGATTTAATAATCTTTAACGCTGATAGCAATAATGATTTAATAGTGGGATATTTGGCCGCACAGCCCAACTCTTACTATTTTGGCACTTTAAAATCTTTACAGGCCGCAAACAACTGTGCTATATATAATACTGATCAAGCAATTCAACTACTGGAGACAACGCTGTCAAAATATGAGATACGATAATAAACCAAAACCACCGAGAGAAATTCAAGGCACACGTACCTACGTAAAAGAAAACGAGAATATCAACCAAACTCTAAGACGCTTTAAAAAGAAAGTAGAAGAGGCTGGTATACTAGATGCTCTCCGTGCCAAAGAGTTTTACGAAAAACCTACAACTGAACGCAAACGCAAAAAAGGTGCTGCCAAAGCACGTTGGCGTAAAAAACTCCGCGAACAGCAACTCCCACAAAAAATGTATTAAATTTTTACACACATACACAGAGTGCATAACTATCTGTGTGCCATAGGTTTGGCACAATTTAAAGGAGAAAACAAATGGAATTAATTTCCACGTTAACAGGTGGCCTAGGTTACCTATGGATGGTATTCTTCATTATGATCAGTGCTGGACTAGCTAAAGAGTACGCTCTATTCGCCCCAGCATTTGCCTATGTTCGTAATACTTTCCGTTCTAACAAATTTGTTGTAGTTATTCTAAGCGCAATTGGTGGTATCCTGCCGATTGAAGGACGAGTAACAGTATCAGCTGGTCTGTTAGACACAGTCGCTCCAAAAGATGGTCCAGGTCGTGAGAAGATGGGCATCATTGATTATCTAGCAACGCATCACTATTATATGTGGTCGCCATTAGAAAAAACAGTGATCCTGCCAATCGCAGCATTTGGACTTACCTACGCAACATTCATTGGGATGATTGCTCCGTTGTTAGTCGTTAGTCTAGCCTTTATTAGTTGGTACATTTGGAACCAAGTTAAAGAAGAAGATGTTGTGATCGCTCCGGGCAATTTTAAGATGAGTGCTGTAACCAGAAATGTATTTCCAATGTTTATCGCATTGGGTGCATACATTTGGGGAGGCGGGGAGCAAAATGTATTTGCAATTTTCGGCCTATTGACATTATACTATGTTATCATTACACAACAATGGAACTGGCGTAAGTTACTAGGTTATGTAAATTGGGAAGTTATTCTAACTGTCGCAGCAGTTATTATATTGGGTAACTACTTTAAGTCTCATATGGACCTTTATCAGTCATTCATTAAAGACCTAGGCCTAAATCCTAGCACCTTTATAGGAATGTTGATAATTAGTTTAGTGGGATTTGCAGTTAGTTTCTTAATGGGTAGTAGTGGTAAGTTTATCGCTATTGCGGTGTTAATGGCACAGGTCTTTGGGATGGAATATTTCCTATGGTTCTTTGCTGTTGATTATGCAGGTTACTTGTTAAGTCCAACCCATAAATGCGTTATGGTTGGTAATCGATATTTTGGTACTCCATATATCACTTACTATAAGGCGCTCGGCACGTGGGTAGCGATTCTGCTACTAACAGCCGGTATAACCACATTTGTGGTTTGATCACTTACACACAAGGAGAATTATAAGTGAAGAAAATGTTAGCAATTTTATTGGCAACTATGTTGTCATCTGTCGCAATGGCAGAGAGCGGTGTTGGTTTTGAGTTTGAGCGTGAGCGTGGTACTGCTTCACCTAACACAATGGCAAACACAGTTAAGGTAGCACCATTTGTCAAATTAGACAATGGCGTTAAACTTGATCTTATGTTCAGTGGCAGTCGTGATGACGGTTCAGTAAGCGGCAACAACAATGCACTTAAGAATGCCATCGAAGCTCGTGCTCAAAAGATGTACGAAGTTTATCCAGGCTTGAAGCTAGGTGCTCGTGTTGGTCTTGGCCAGGTTATCAACGGTACAGACTCAGCTGGTAAAACAGTTGACTTTGGTTACTACACAGTTGAGCCGAAAGCTGAATATGCAGTTACTAACAAGTTATCAGCATTAGCCAGTTTCCGTTTCCGTGACGGTTTCAGCGACAGCGACAACTACTTGACACGTACTTGGAAAGTTGGTGCAGGTTATGCAGTTACCAAACAAGACGTGGTTGAAGTTAAGTACTTCCAAAAGCGTGGCGACTATAGTACCAATGGTGTTGAATTGGGCTACTCACGTAGTTTCTAATTTTCAATTAGTGTAGAAAAAGGCAACTTTGGTTGCCTTTTTTGTTGACATAGTTGCACTAGGGTGTTATACTATATGTTCATAATACAGAAAGCAGATAAATGGCAAATACAGACGTAATGATCGATTTGGAAACGCTAGACGTTCTCCCTACAGCAACTATTCTAACTATCGGTGCTGTTAAGTTTGATCCGTTAGGCAGAGACGTAGAAGAAAAGTCCTGTGAAAAATTCTATGTTCGTGTGGATGTTGACAGTTGCGATAGATTAGGCGCAACAGTTAGCCAATCAACTTTAGACTGGTGGGCTGGACAATCACAAGAAGCACAGAACGAAGCATTTGATCCTAACGAACGAATTTCAATTGAAGATGCAATGACACAGCTCTACAAGTTTTGTTGGGGTGCTAAACGTGTTTGGAGCCACGGTGCTGGCTTTGACGTTATCATCCTTGAATGGTATTTCCGTAAAATTGGAAAAGCTATTCCGTGGAGCTTCTGGGAAGTACGTGATACCCGAACTATTTTCGATCTAGGAATTAATCCTAATCGTCCGCCAGTATTAAAACACCACGCTCTCGAAGATGCTTGGAACCAAGCAGTAGGTGTGCAGAACGTGTTTAATACACTACGCAGTTCTAGCACATTTGATGGAACTATCATCGCCCCATTTTCTAATCAAAGGTAACACAATGGATTCGCAAACTAAAGAAGTAATGGATATTCTCCAAGAAGAATGTGCTGAAGTAATTCAAGCGGTAAGTAAAATCAGCCGCTTTGGGCTAGATAATTTTAAGCCCGGGAAGCCTAAAACTAACAGGGAACACCTGGAAGAAGAATTAGGTGATATGTTGGCTATGATCGATATTCTACAGAGTATGGATATAGTTAGCTACACTAATATTGAGCAGGCACAAGCGGCCAAGATTGAAAAGCTCAAAAAATGGTCAAATATTCAGAATTTAGAGAATATCTGATATAAATAAAAACGTAAATTGTACCATAAGGGCAATTTATAGAGCATAGTGCTCACAAATTAGATCTTACTTTATAAGGAGATATTATGTCTAAGATCATCGGTATTGACCTCGGCACCACCAACTCTTGCGTGGCTGTTATCGAGGCTGGAAAATCCAAAATTATTGAAAACTCAGAAGGCGCTAGAACTACGCCTAGTATCGTTGCCTATTCAAATGACGAAATACTTGTTGGTGCAAGTGCAAAACGTCAGGCAGTAACGAATCCTAAAAACACCATCTATGCTGCCAAGCGTTTGATCGGTCGTAAGTTTACAGAAAAAGAAGTACAGAAGGACATCAAGTTGATGCCTTACTCAATCGTCGAATCCGACAACGGTGATGCTTGGGTACAGGTTAATGATGACAAACTAGCACCGCCACAAATCAGTGCAGAAGTGCTACGTAAAATGAAAAAGACAGCGGAGGATTATCTAGGTGAAACAGTTACTCAAGCGGTTATCACAGTTCCCGCATACTTTAATGACCAACAAAGACAGGCTACAAAGGACGCTGGTAAAATCGCAGGCCTGGAAGTACTCCGTATTATTAACGAGCCTACTGCGGCAGCTCTTGCTTATGGCGTTGATAAAGCTGATAAAGCTGACAGGAAAATTGCTGTTTACGATCTTGGTGGCGGTACATTCGACGTATCGATCATTGAAATCGCGAATGTCGACGGCGACAAACAGATCGAAGTACTAAGCACCAACGGTGACACTTTCTTGGGTGGTGAAGACTTTGACCAACGTATTATGGATTTCTTAGTTGACGAGTTTAAGAAAGAACAAGGTATCGATCTTAAGACTGATCAACTGGCGCTACAGCGTTTGAAAGACAGTGCTGAAAAGGCCAAGATTGAATTGTCAAGTTCTGCACAGACAGAAGTTAACCTGCCCTATATCACAGCAGACGCAAGTGGTCCTAAGCACCTAGTGGTAAAACTTACCCGTAGCAAACTAGAGCAGTTAGTTGATGAGCTAATCCAACGTTCAGTTGGTCCTTGTCAAACTGCTATGAAAGATGCCAAGGTTACAGCCGCAGATATCGACGAAGTCATCCTAGTTGGTGGTATGACACGTATGCCAAAAGTACAGGAAACTGTTGAAGCACTGTTTGGTAAAGCACCACGTAAAGATGTTAACCCAGACGAAGCAGTGGCCGCTGGTGCTGCAATCCAAGGTGATGTACTAGGTGGCGGACGTACAGACGTTCTATTACTAGACGTTACTCCATTGAGCCTGGGTATTGAAACAATGGGCGGCGTAATGGCCAAGTTGATTGAGAAGAACACTACGATTCCAACTAAGAAATCACAGACATTCTCGACAGCAGAAGACAACCAGCCAGCAGTGGATATCAAAGTGTTCCAAGGCGAACGTGAGCTTGTACAGTACAACAAACTTCTAGGAGAATTCAAACTAGAAGGTATTGCTCCAGCACCACGCGGTATTCCACAGGTTGAAGTTACACTAGATATCGATGCTAACGGTATTATGAATATCAGTGCTAAGGATAAAAACACTGGCAAAGAAAACAAGATCACTATCAAATCCGACAGTGGTTTAAGTGAAGAAGAAATTAAGCAGATGATCCGCGAAGCTGAAGAAAATGCAGAAGCTGATAAGCAGGCACGTGAATTAATCGAAACACGTAACTCAGCAGAAGCTACACTTCATCAGGTTAAAAAGGATCTCGAAGAGTTCAAAGATGAACTTAGCGAAACTGAAAAAGCAGATATCGACACAGCCATTGCTGCCGTAGAAGAAGCCAAGTCAGGTAATGATGCTGCTAAGATCAAGGAAGAACTTGAAAAGGTTTTTCCAGCAATGAAAACGTTGTTGGAGAAAAAACAGGCGAAAGAAGCAGCCGCGGCAGCACAGCCAGAAGCAGCAACTACAACGACTGTTAATGAAGATAATGTAGTCGACGCTACTTTTACAGAGAAGAAAGACTAATTATCGAAATTGGGGTACCTTATGGGCCCCATTGATTCTTACTTTATAAGGAGAAAACAAAATGAATCAACTACAAAGACTTGACTCGCTCAATAGAGCATTAATTGGATTCGACTCAATGTTTGACACATTAGAGCGCAGATTCCAAAACCAACTGGCCACAAACTATCCACCATTTAATGTTGTTAAGTGGTCTGAAGATAGTTACGAAATCCAATTGGCAGTAACTGGTTTCGAAAAAGAAGAAATCGCAGTAGAAGTTGAACAAAGCCAACTTACTATCCGCGGCGAATCAAAAGTACAAGGCGATGAAGAAACAGTTTATCTACATCGTGGACTTGCTACTCGTGATTTTGAAAAGACATTTACCTTGGCAGAACATATGGAAGTTAAAGGTGCTGAAATTAAGAACGGTATGTTAATGATTAAAATCATCCGTAACCTTCCAGAGTCAGCCAAGCCACGTGTGATTGACATTGTAGAAATTAAGTAATATAATATAGGGAAGGGGCAACCTTTCCCTATACCATTTGGAGAGAAAATGACAACAGCAACCGTAATCGAAGAAAAAGTAGTGGTAGCATTGCAACCACCAAAATTGTGGAAAGTAATCTTCCTCAATGACGAACAAACTCCAATGGAACTTGTAATACAACTTCTCACACAAGTTTTTAAACATACAGAAACCCGTGCGAAAGAGATCACTTTAGAAATTCATAATACTGGTAGCGGCATCGCTGGAGTTTACCCTTATGAGATTGCCGAACAACGTGGTGTAGAAGCTACATCAATCGCTCGAGCTAACGGATCGCCTTTACGTATCCAGGTTGAGGAAGAGTGATATATACGTTATGAGCAATTTAAAAGAACTTACCAAAGACAGTCATACAAACGCAGAGCGTCAAGAATTCGTTAAAATTCTTTTTTCCGGAACTATTGATCCTAAGCTGTATGCAACCTATTTAAAAAATCAACACCCTCAATACGAAATCCTGGAAGTCTGTGCAATGCCAAAAGGCCTGCTAACAGGGCTTCCAGATATTCGTCGAGCTCCAAAGATCCTAGAGGACTTTAGAGAACTATGGGGTAACGACAGTGATGAAAATCCTAGGCTCTGTCCCGTAACTCACGAATATGTAAAATACATCTTAAGCATCAAGGATCAACCAGAAAAACTAATGGCACATATCTATGTTCGCCATATGGGCGACCTAGCTGGTGGACAGATGATCGCTAAGAAAGTTCCAGGCAAAGGTCAGTACTATCAATTCGCCGAACCTGAAGCACTTAAAGTTGCTATTCGCGAACGTCTAACAGACGAGATGGCTGAAGAAGCAAAAGTCTGTTTTGATTTTGCAAAACGCTTTTTCCAAGAGATGATGGACATCGCTAATGAAGACTTCCCAAAGCAGTAAAGTATGGGACACACTGATAGATATACAACATCTATTAGAAGAAAACTTTGATCGTACAGGAATAGAGATCAATGAACCAGGTATGGATCGATTTAATCAACCTGGTTGGGTCAATAGAGTTTGGACTAGCTTTAAGTATCGCCGTGCTCACGTTGACGTGGTCGATGCTCGTGAAACTAAGGGCTTATGGATGATGCACTGTTGCATCTTTCCACATACACATAATCCAGCACCAATCTACGGCTTTGACGTTATAGCAGGCCAGAATAAAATTACAGGTTGCTTTCACGATTACTCAAAAGCAGGTGATCCTAATCACCCTATGATGCAATGGTTTCACGATGAAGTCGCTAAACTAGAATGGCGCAAAGAACGTGCCCTCCCTGAGTGGGCCACTAATATCTTTAGTGGCAGTATGGTAGCCGCAGGTAATGTACAAGATGAAGCAGAATTACAGCAGATAACAGATCTTGCTAAAACTACTATTGCTCATTACCTAGACACAGTAGATGAGACCAATAACACAGCAGTTAATACAACCTGGTATCAAAATTATTACGCTCAAAATCAAAAGTGTAATCCACACACTCCCCGTGTAATGGTTAGTTTAGGGCTTTCAGAAGAAGATGTTAGGCATTTTATTCAAGAGTGCCTGTTTCCTGAAATAAAATAAAACCAGCTAGATAAAAATCCGCAGCCTTGGGTAAATACTTAGTAAAAGAGTAATTCCCGGGGGCGATATCGGATGAACAAAATAGTATGGTTAGCACTGCTATTTCCTACAATAGCATTTAGCACACCCTTAGATTTCGGCTTTAAAAGCCCGTCATTTAACGGTGTCGGCTACAGTTCTCACGTGCTTACCATTGAGAACCAAGAATACACCCGCCAAAACTCAGTTAAAAAAGACATCCAGGCTGCGCTAGACAAAGCCAAAGCGGATGCAGCTAATACAAACGTTGCCAAGTTTCTAAACAACTTAGAAAGTCGTATCTACGCACAGATCAGTCAGAACTTAGCTACTGCTATGTTTGCCAACGGCGGCTCGACCAGCGGCACATTAAATTTTGAAGGTAATACAATATTCTGGAGTAAGGATGGAACGGCCGTGACTATGACAGTTACAGATGTTACGGGTAATCAAACAACAGTAGTAATACCACTAAGCCAGTTCCAGTTCCAATAATATGAAACGGACTCTACTAGCACTTATCGTTATGTTGTTAAATGGATGCGCAGTCATTCAAAGTACCGGATTGAGTGAAACAGATCCTACACTAACAACTCAACGTGTCAATGTTAAGAAAGAATTTGATAACATACCTGCACCAGCAAATGGCAAACCTGTCAGTGTGGCAGTCTATGGATTCACAGATAAGACAGGACAACGCAGACCACAACCAAACGTAGCCAGTTTGAGCACAGCAGTTACACAAGGTGCTGAAACATTTTTAATACAGGCATTACAAAGTGTAGGTAACAGCAAGTGGTTTGAAGTAGTTGAACGTGTAGGTATTGATAATCTGACTAAAGAACGTACTATCATCCGTCAGATGCGTGAAGCATACGAAGGTAAAGATGCTAAACCATTAATGCCGATGCAGTTTGCCGGTATCATTATGGAAGGCGGCATTGTTGGCTATGATTCAACAACTACCAGCGGCGGTGCTGGTATGCGTATATTTGGCATTGGCAAACAAACACAGTGGTCAACAGACACTGTGACCATTAGTCTACGTGCTGTTAGTGTTAACACAGGCAAAGTACTAGCAGTAGTCACAGTACAGAAAACAATTTTAAGCACAGCAGACAGTGCGACAGCATTAAAATTCTTTGATCAAGGTACCCAGGCATTTGAAGCAGAAATGGGATTGACAATTAACGAGCCCGGTACTTACGCAGTCAAGGCTGCAACAGAGATGGCAGTCGTTGAATTGATCAAAGAAGGTGCTAGGAAAGGCATATGGGATTATAAATCTGAGCCTGCTACTATAGCAGTTGTTCCTCCGCCTGCACCTAAACCAGCACCTGTAATCAGTAGTGAGATTAAGAAAGAAGTAGAGGAGAAGAAAGATGTCGTGGTACAACCACAGGCTGTACCAGAAGCAGTAATAGAAACCTTACCCCCTGCCCCCGCAGAAGTAAAAGTTGAAGAAAAGAAAGCGGAAGTGAAAAAGGTAGAAGTACCGAAAGTAGAACCGAGAGCACTTTTTGGAAATCGTAAATTGAAAGAAGATTCATATCTGTATTCAGAGGCAATAGTTTCGAGTACTAAGAAATGGCAGTTTAAGAAAGGTACGGAAGTTAAGGTCGTACAACCAGGAAGTGAAGGTTGGTTAAAAGTGATAGACAGTGAATCAAGAGGCGGATGGATTCGTACAGAGCAGTTGGAAGAAATCAAATAGGTGTTGATTTTTTTACACCGAGGGGTGTTGGAATTTTAACACCGTTATAAAAATAACAGCGGAGCATTATGAATTGCCAACCACAGTTAAATATTTTATAACAGAAAGCAGAGAACGCTATTTATTGAGGAAAGAAAAAGAGCAAGAAATCATATCAAACAAACGGGAGCGATATTAGGAATTTATTTCCTAATAATGATTAAAAAAAATGGTTAGAAGTATAAAAGGCGGTGGTGAGTTGTCGAGAAAATTACTCACAATTCTAGTGATGGCTGCGATGCCCTCGCTGGGCTATGCTGTTGACAATAGTATCTACATCGATCAAACAGGTGATAATGCTGTAATTAATATCACACAAGACGGTGGCAGTAATACAGTTAAGGGTATAGTAAATAGTGCGCCTGGAACCCGCGGAGTAGATGCAGCAACTATCGGTGCGAATAACGCAAATATTGCAGTATCTCAAATCGGTTCTGGTAACAGCCTAGCATTAGGTGTAAATGCCACTGTGGCCAGTGGCAAATCTGCAGATATTGTTTATAGTGTAACAGGACAGGGTTCTATAGGTCTTATTGATGTCAATGCCAGCGGCCAAGGCGGAGCAAGCAATATTACTATCGGTGCTGAACAAACAGGTAATCAATCACGATTTAGGGCCGATGTACAAGGTAGTGGCAGTACACTAAGCGTTACTACTGCTGGTGCTGGCGATAGTGTAAATTCTACTATGCGTGGTGACAATAACGAATCAAATGTTACATTCAGCGGTGCTGGTGGCGGCAATATGGCAACACTTGATCAGTCGGGTACCGGTAATAACACTATAGGTATCACTACTAGTGGAACAGGCAATCTGTTCAATATCCTACAGGCAGGATATGGTAATACTGCTAGTGTTGGTGGGTATGAAAGTGGTTCAACATTGAGTGGAAATGACAATCAAGTTCAACTGGTACAGAACGGTGATAACAATACTGCTAATCTAGGAATAACTGGCAGTGCAAACTATGTTGGTATTAATCAAGGTTCAGCAGCTTCAGGACAATCTGCCAATGTGAAAATTAGCGGTAGTGGTAACAGCGTTAACATTAGCCAAGGTAGTGGTGTACCGTTACTAACATTGCCAACACGTACACCGTAATATGTTTAAGTCGATAGTGGTTGGTATAACAATGCTGGTTGTATCGCATTGTTACGCCGGTATCGGCACGATAACAGAACAACTAAATGCTCCACCGAGTATCCAACGGAAAAGTCAAACATTATCTGGCACTAAAGGTACAGGTATGGAAATGAATGACACTGTGCGTACCACACAGGGAAAAGTTGGAATAACATTTGAAGACCAAACTCGAGTACAGGTAAACGAAAACTCGAAACTAGTTATTGATGACTTTGTCTATGATGCCAAGAAAGGTTCAGGTAAACTGGCACTGAATATGGCTCTGGGTACTGTGCGCTATGCATCAGGACAGATAGCCAAAAATAATCCGCAGAACGTAGGTATTAATACACCTAGTGCTACTGTTAGTGTGCGTGGTACAGACTTTACTGCTACTGTAGATGAACTAGGGCGCAGTACATTTATATTGTTGCCAAGTTGTCCAAGTGATCGTTTAACACGAACTGTTAGCGACATTGAAACAAACTGTAAGACTGGCGAGATTATTGTTGAAAGTGATGCTGGACAGGTGATACTAAATCAACCATTCCAAGCAACCAGGGTAGACAGTCGTAGTACGCCTCCGAGCCCTCCTGCTATTCTAAAACTCAGCGAAGGGGCTATTAACAATATGTTGATTGTTGCTCCACCTAAAGAAATAAATGATCAAAATCAGAATAAGACTAATACCAAACTTGAAATGAAAAATGCGTTGGATATGGACTATCTAAAAGAACAAGGACTAGCTAACGTGTTAGATCAGCAGGAAAAAGAAGTGTACCAAGACAAACTAGCACGTAACTTTTTAGATCAAAATTTTCTTGCTAATATACTAGACATTATAGATGCTCAGATGAAGGCACAGTTAAACGTATTAAATACAACTAGCAATAAGTTACTGCCTGACTATAATGCTATAACGGGTATCGTTGTTGACATACAAGAACCAAAGATTACATTGAGCCGTGATGATGGTAGTAATATAATGAGTGTTACAGTACCTACAACGCAGAATACCACAATGTATTTTACACAAGGTGCAATGGACACAATTAAGAATCGTGTTAATAGTGGAGGATCAACGGTTATTACGTTGATACAAAGATGATAAGACAATCAACTTATACTTACGTCGAAGCACAAAGACGTAGACAAAAAGAAAAAGAAGAAATAGCTCGTGCCAACTTGATCAAAGGTATGATAATTGCTCCGATATATCTATTAGGGTGGTTCCCTATAGTGTGGATAATAGCCAAGGTATTCGGCAAATGAAATTCCTAATTGTTGCGGCTGTTATATCTATGGCTGGACTTAAATGTTCTAATACAGCATCCGCGGCCGATAATGTTGTCAGCGTAGATCAAATCGGTAGCGGAAATCAAACTACTATCGTACAAGACGGCTCGGGCAACAGTGCTGTGATAAATGCCGGTGGGGCAAGTGCTGTAGACTATAATGTGTTTACTATCACTCAACAGGGTAATAATAAGACAGCCAGCATAGAACTTAAATCCGGAATCAACAATACATTTAATATTCAGCAAGACGGCACAGGTAATCATACTGCGGCTATACAAAATATGATTGGATCTGGCAACAATGTTACAGTAACACAACAGGGTGCTGGCAATCATTCTCTTACAGTTACTAATCCAAATAGTGCCACTAATAACGGTAACACTGTATCAGCTACACAAACGGGCGGTGTTGGCTCTGATAAAACATTTAACTTACAGTTTAACGGCGCAACGGGAGCAGGTGTTACCATCAACCAAACCAATCCAACAACTCCAGATCAGGCAGGTATGAATATACAGTGTAATCCGTGCGGATCGGGATGGTCATATACAAAGTTTTAAGATAACACACACCGGTCATAGACTATACACACGCCCTCTTCGGAGGGCTTTTTTACGATAAATATTTTATGCTGAAAAAAATCTTATTAAGCCCGTGGACTGCTCTATTAACCCTAGCGTTAGTAGTGGGCATACGTATTGCAGACCCTTCATTTGTTGAAAGCGTAAGACTACGTTATTTTGACACACTTATTACAAGTAAAGCGCCTACAGAAAATAATATCTATACGGTCAACATAGACGAAGCCGCATTAGACAAATACGGCCAATGGCCACTACCGAGGGTTAACTATGCTGAAATTATTGAAGACCTGTATCATCGTGGTGCTGGCCTTGTTGTTCTCAACGTGCTTATGGCTGAGCGCGATCGTACTGGCGGGGATCGCGATCTGGCCGCAGCTCTTAAACATTATCCAGTAATACTTCCTAGCGTTCCTAGTAATAAAACAAAGAATACTCCCCGTGTTCCTGGATCGGCAGTATTAGGTCCAGAATGGTTGGATCAGATTGTTACCTATCCAGGACTCATAGCCAACATACCACAGTTAGAAAATGCTGCGGCAGGTGTTGGTATTGTAAACACACTACCCGAAGTGGATGGAGTGAATCGCCGATTACCTCTTGTTGTTGCAGTTGACGACAAACTTTATCCTAGCATAGCTATGGAGACACTGCGAGTAGCAGCTGGCGATTCTACATTCCAAGTTAAATTAGTTGAGGGCGGCGTTGAGAAAATGCGCATACCCAAGGTTGGTCCTATCACTACAGACAATCTTGGGCGTATATGGATTGATTGGAGCCAACAGAGCAAGTCAGTGTCGCTTACTAATTTACCAAAAGATTTTGGTGGTGCTATTGTTATAGTAGGACCAACTGCCGCAGGCATAGGCAATCCCGTGCCAACTAGTAAAGGCGCTGTATGGCCACACGAAGTACAGGCCAGTGTAATTGCCACTATGGCCAATGGTGTTGTTATACAACGTCCCGACTGGGCCGACGGTGCAGAAATTCTAGCCATAGTGTTGGCTGGTCTAGTATTACTATTCTTAACGAGGTGGACTTATGTTGGATTATCTTCAACGGTGGTTATTATTGGTGGTAGTATCTATGCTAGTCTTTATGCTTATCAAAATTACCTACAACTCTTTGATATTACTCTATTGGTTGTTGGAGTTGGACTTGTTGCGCTTCACTCTTACGGAGTAAAGTTTGTAAGTGAGTTCTTGCAAAAGCAGGCAATTAAGAAACAGTTTGCTGGCTACTGCTCAAAAGAAGTTGTGGAACTGTTACAAAAAGATCCAGATTTAATCAAGCGTGGTGTTCGCAAAGACGTAAGTGTTATGTTCTCAGATTTAAGGGGATTCACTCCTATTGGTGAACACTACGGAGATGATGTTGCGGGCTTAGGCAAATATATGAACGGCTATATGGATGCCATCAGTCAACCGATGCTAGATAATAAAGGTATGGTTATCAAGTATGTAGGTGATGCGTCAATGCACATACACGGTGCTCCTATTGAAGATCCTAACCACGCTAGAACAATCGTTGCTGTTGGCTTAGAAATGTTGGATGCTGTAGATGAGTATACCAAAGTTATGGAAGCACAAGGCTTGCCACCAGCCGCAATGGGTTGGGGATGTAACAGTGGTATTGGTTTTATTGGCGAGATGGGTAGCACAGAACGACACAGCTATGACATCTTGGGTGATATGGTTTCAACTGCGGCACGTCTTGAAGCACGTTGTAAGGCCTATGGTGTACTATGTATAATTGGTGCTGAAACATACAACAGAACTCGAGACGACTTCTTCTATTTGTTGTTAGATAACTTACAACCTAAGGGTAAAACTGTAGCTGACTTGATCTACACAGCACTACGTACAAAAGGTGCAGATTACAGTAAAGAACTAGTGACACATAATAAGATGCATACACTGTACAAAGAAAAACAATTTGATGCGGCCGCTATACTGTGCGGAGAACTAAAAGGCAAGTTTGGTGGACAGATGGACAAGTACTATAAGATGTGGATTGAACGCTGCGAGTTTATGAAAGGCCAGGATCTAGGTCCTAACTGGAACGGCGAGTTTGTTGCCCACGAAAAGTAAACTATCGCTTAGATAAATCGTTTACAAAATCTAACAGTAATTCGTGATGTCGCCCACCGTGATAATGTGGCTTCATCCAACTGTAATATTCATTATACCAACTGGCTGTACTTTCGGGATGGCACCCTATCAATCCTAGTCTACCCTGTATGATGGCCATTGGATCTCCATTGGGATATACTGCATAGATGTTAGAGTTGACTAGACCCGCTCCGTGGAACGCACATCCGTCATAGAAAAACATACGTTCTTCTTGTCCTTTCCATAATACTGGTTGTGCTTTAGCGTGTGGTCTGCGTGTATCAGTGTTTGGTCTTGTGATATATTGATCAGCACGGACATCTGTCAGTAGATCGAAGTAGTGTTTGTCTGCCCAGTAGGCACCCATACATATCCCTAGGTACTTACCTCCACAGTCAACAAACTTACGTATGCGTTCTCCATTGTCTCTAAAGAGATATTCGTGACTGTCACTGTCACCTATGCCTCCTGGAAATGCCAGTATGTCAACATCGTCGAAGAAATCTTCGTCTAGTCTCCATTTTGTAAAAATCTTAAAATTATAATATGGCTGTAATGCCTTAAGGATTCCGTTTCCGGATTCGATTGAACATTTGGGCTGATGCACAAATAATGCTACTGTAGGATTCATTTTGATCTTTGTTAATCATAAAAAAAGCACCAGTGGGTGCTTTAGTACTATCCGTTGCCGCTTGCTGCTTCTTTATCAGTTGTTTTGTGTTCGTTAATTTTCTTTTCTGCTTCAACACGTTCCCACTCAATGGTTTTACCACGTAGATGTAGCACAGTGTTTACCTTTTGATTAAGACGTATTAGGTCGTTGTCTAACATACGTATGCGATCTATCAGTGCGATAAGCACAGCATTAGCATCGTTGATAACGGGCTTGACTTCTTTAGTTGCCCATTCCCAAACGTATTTGATGATAAAGCCCATTCCAACTGCCATAACGATCGGAAAGCCATATTTGTTTACTAACTCTACTACATCCATATCGTACTCCTTATCTACAAACGAAACCAATAAAGTAGCCGACAACAAGTGCGATGCTTACAAATAATGCTACATCTTTGTCGTGCCATATTGGTTGCGATTTTAAATATTCTTTAGTATGCTCTGGTAAGCTGTCGTACCACTTAGTCCATTTGTTCACTTGCTCTCTCCCCTTCTTTAATAAATTTTACCAACGGATCGCATTTGATTAACATTGCTCGTCCGTTGACGTTTGAAATTCTAAAATAATCGCCGTGGCGCCATCCTAGCTTGTCTATGTCTAGCTCTTTGTCAAACTTAATATATTCGGGCTCTAAGTCCCAGTCGTAATCGTAGTGTTTCATTAATCTCGTCTCGCATCGTTCTTACCGTCTGCTCTTGCAATACGGTCTACATCTGGATCTAGTCCTAGCGCATTTGATACAACTGCATCAATACGAATTACATCGTGATTCATAGTTTTAACACGGTTGTCCAAAGCTGTAATAATTCCAGCCATACCTTTAATGTTGCTCAAAACGCCCTGTAGCAACAGTTTAATAGTTAAGTATACAAAATATCCGCCCGCAAGTGCTGCCGCAACAGGGAAGCCCAGATCACCAATTATTTTAAAAATATCGCTCATTTTCGCTCCCGCTCCAAACTAGTTTATATGTGTATTTAACTTCTTGACAAACTTTTAAACTGATGCTATAATATACGTATATTTCCCCTTAATGAAAGTCAGCAATGAAAATTAAGCTCGTATCCGATTTACACCTAGAGTTCTCAGATATCAACATCACAAACGATGATGGTTGTGATGTGCTGATTCTCGGTGGCGACATCTGTGTTGCTCAGGATCTGCACGATCATCCGCATATGGAGTATGGTATGTACTCAAATACTGATCTAGCAGGGCTGGGACGTAGACAGCAGGCTGCTCAACGCTACAGAGATTTCTTCAAGCGTTGCAGCTTCCAATTTCCGCACGTTATCTATGTGATGGGCAATCACGAATTCTACAACGGCAAGTTCTATGCTGGCATTGATTATATGCGAGAAGAATGTGCCAAGTATCCTAATGTCTATATGCTAGAGCAGGACACAAAGATCATTGATGATGTGACCTTTGTTGGTGGAACACTTTGGACTAATATGAACAAGCGTGATCCACTCACGATGCACGCCATTGAAGGTATGATGAACGACTTCCGTATCATCCGTAACGACAAACGTAACTATGCCACTATGAGTGCGTTGGATGTTGCTGTCAGGCACGATCGGACACTGGCTTATATCAAGTTAGTACTTGCTGAAAACAAGGACAAGCGGTGTGTGGTAGTTGGACATCATTCGCCAAGTTTCCAAAGCGTACATCCAACTTATGCTCACGAAACACTGATGAACGGTGGCTACCACAGTGATTTGAGTGAGTTCATTTTGGATCACCCGCAGGTTAAGTTGTGGACACACGGACACACTCATCATCCGTTTGATTATGTGATCGGTGAAACACGTATTGTCTGTAATCCACGTGGTTACGAAAACGACGGTTACAGCGAGGACACTGGCTGGAACCCGAACATTGTGTTGGAAGTATAATATGAACGAACGTATTTTAAAAATAATGAAGCAGGCAGACTACGCTGCTCCTGAGATTGCTCTACGTGCTCAGACATTAGGCGATCTCGTTGCCAAAGACTGTATTCAAGTTTTAATTAACTACGGATATGATGATGCGGCCAATTGTCTAACTGATGAGTACTTTGGAGTGAAGAATGAAAAAGATATACTATGAAAAGCGAGGTCGACGATATGTCCCAGTTTCAGAATATGATAACGAACTATTGGATAGCTTTCCAAAGGGCGATCATTTGGTGCAGGTGTATCCCGGAGGTAGCAGTCGTAGGTTTTGCATTGATCCTGCTTATGCTCCAATGATTGCTGCAGGTCGTGTGGCTGAAGATGCTATGTGCAAAGCACTACAGCAGGCCAGTGAACTGCGACCACGTAGTACTCCTATTACCGAAGGACAACGCCGGGCTTGGAAGAAATTGGCTAAAGAGTTCGGAGACGAACTTGCTACACTACATATCAACAGTAGTCGAGACATTGCAGAGGCAGGACTAAAGGCCTTGCAAGAAGAAGCAGACAAGTTGATGACTCACGAAAGTGTTCGAACAGCATATGAGCACTTTTTGTTGATGTGTCATCTTACTAAGGAGAAACAAGAATGATAGTAGAATGGATAGTGGTTGGATTCTTTTCCGCGATCGGATGGTGGAGTGCCAATTATTATGTGATCACTCCTTATTTGCCCGAACCTGTTTATAAAGAAAAGAAAATCCAAAACGAAGTTGACAAACCCAAAGAATGATGCTATAATAGTTCTATAGTGAAACTTTAGGAGTGAGCAGTGAAGTTAACCAAGTACAGTCACAACAGACTATACGAAACATTTCAAAAATGGCAGGTCCCTAAGGACTTTGCTGAACCTATGGCTAACTATCTCGTCTACGGCTACAGTCCTGGTAGCTGTTTTACTTCAGTATTGGCAAATGATTTCTGCGGTGCAATCGCTCGCAGCCACCCTGCTAATACTGTGGAAGCGTTCAAAGCGTTGGCTGGTTGGTTACAAAACTGTGTACCGCCGGAATGTCACGGTAGCTATGATGTTGTGGCAGACTGGATCAGCTATGATGCAGTAGAACGTAGATCAGTCCTAGAAAAATATGGATTGGTCTTCACCGAAGAAAAAGAAGTATGGATGACACTGTCTGAGCATCCTACTAAAGAACCTGTTTTATATTAAGGAACTGAAATGATCACAATGAAAGAATGGATGGAATTAGTCGACTATCGTATCACTGAGGGCAGTGAATATGGTTGGCAGTGTTATGGTCCAAATGCCTATACACTAGATTCGTGGAATGGTGTTCACGGCACAGGCGGATACAGTTTTAGTATTGTGTTCAGTACTAAGACTCAAAAGGTCTATGAAGTGTCAGTATGCGACTATACTAATGATCGTGCCTACAGAATGATTAATCCTAAAAATCAAGAGAAGCATCGTAAAGAAGCACTAGCTCGCGATGTTAATTTGAATGAGGCTTGGGATTGTGTTGACTATATTGATTTGGATGTAGTTGACGACTTTATTCAAAAAGCACTGGCTATCCGAGCAGGTGAGGACTATGATACTCGTGTAAGTATGCCGGTTGACTTCTCAGATGCAGAACTGTTAACATATATGAAGATGGCGCACGATCGTGATATGACCTTTAACCAATTTGTTGAAGAAGCACTTCGTGAGGCAATCAACGATTATAAAGCAGATCCAGAAGCTGCCAAAGCTCGTGTAGAGCAATGGAAACATTCACAAGAACACTACGACGAGATTTAAAAATGAGCGAAGTTGAAGAGTTTATCCAAAAACTTAAAGGCGAACGTAACATCGTTATCAATACCTGTCACGGTGGGTTTGGTCTAAGTTCTGCGGCTGAACGACTCTATCTAGATCTTACCAGTCAAGATAAAATCAACGAGTACGAGCTAGATCGCGATGATCCTTATTTGGTTAAGGTTGTAACAGATCTAGGTATGGGTGCTAACGGTACTCACGCTAATCTTAAAGTTGTGACTATTCCTGGTGATGTTGATTGGGAAATCGGCGAATACGATGGTATGGAATGGGTGGCTGAAAAACACAGGACCTGGTCGTGAAACCGGTTACAATGGAACCACGTCAATGGGCGGCGATCCTTGAAAGGATCAAGCAGAAGCGCACAATGTTTCTATTAAAATATGGTAATGGCCAAAACTAAAATTGGAACACTGAACGAAATATTAGCCACTCGCTCGCGAGCAATATTTCCCTACAGGATTAATTTTGAAGAGATTGGGTATGAAACATTGCCGTTAATGAAAGAGTGGTGTGAATCTAATTGTAAAGGTATTTGGCGTAATGAACAAGTACACGCAATATACTTTCAATTTTCAGATGATTATGATGCCACAATGTTTATGCTTAAATGGGCAGGCGCAAAAGGAAATAAAATAAAATGATAATTTATTTAGATATGGATGATGTGGTCGCTGACTGGCGAACTGCCGCAGAAGAGTTTTTGCAACTTAAATTTCCTAACGGAGATCAGTGGGCTCGTATACCAGATGAGAAATGGCAAGAACTAAAACGTAACAGTCGTTTCTACAGAGATCTACCACTTAAAGAAGATGCCGGCCGATTGGTTGACTTTTGCCTACGAGTGAAAGAACAAGGACTGGTTGAGGATGTGCGTTTCCTAAGTGCTATCCCGCATAATAATGATATGCCTTGGAGCATACAAGATAAAGTATTTTGGGCACACGAACACTTTAAAGGTATCCCAGTATTCCTTGGTCCTTACAGTCACGACAAACAGACTCATTGCCAACCCGGTGATATCCTTATCGATGACCGTACCAGCAACTGTGAAGAATGGATAGCGGCAGGTGGACGAGCTCATATCTATAGAACTTGGGGGCCTTGTAAAGAATGGCTAGAAGAACTATTGTAGAACACTGGCGGTTTGATGATGGCACTAAGCCAATTAACCCAGGCAATCGATTTGGCGAGTCATTTGTACCACGTGGCTGGTACTGCTGGGTCTATCCTGCAGACGATTCTGAGTTTGCAGAATGGATGGCACGGATGTGTCCAACTGCGGACATCACGCATAGATTCAATAGTGGCAATCCTATGTGGACTACTTTTATCAAGGACGATGCGGAAGCAACGTTATTTCAACTTAAATGGCTATAGCTAGGAACCCGCCTACAGATTATACACACGGTTATCTCGGAGACGAGCCCGACGGTCCTACATACACCTATACCGTTGTAGGCGATCGTGTGGAAGAAATGCGAGAAGTCATAGTTCATACATTTACGATGGGAGATGTAGAGGATCCAGATCTGTATGCAGCAGAACCGTTATACCAATGGCAGAACAGTGAACAGGGGAAATGGATTATGGAACACGCAGTAGAGACACCCTGTTGGCATAGAATGCACGACCAATTTAATTATGGTTATCAATATTCAATCACTGCTAAACTGCGTGGTCCAAGACTTACAGAATGGTTGCTCATAAAGAAATGAATAAAGAAAGTAGAAATTTTGAGCCAATGGCGCATCGTAAGATCGGAATGATGATGATGCAGGACACAAAGCTGATGGATATCCTAAAAGACTATCACGTGGTTCGATTGCTTGATCAAGAAGATTTCAATACAAAACTGTCTTGGTGTTTGGAACATTGCCAACATAAATTCCGTGACATACGAGAAGATGATGTTAGGGCTTGGTATTTTCAAAATTCAGAAGATGCAACAATGTTCGCAATGAAGTGGTCGTGATACTATACTCAAAGAGGACTCGGAATGACATACTTAACTAAAGAAGCTATCGACGTTGCTAACGCTATGATTGCAAAACATCAAGCAGGCAAAAGCACCTTTAGTGATAAGGCTATGAAACGACTAATGATTGACATTATGCAACAACCTGTATCAGATCTAGTACTCAGTGAAGGTACAGTCTACGGTTCACGTTATTATACCGTTGAACCTATCGGCGGCAATTGGCTTGAGATGGAGAAGTGGTGTGGAAAGACATTTGGTCCCGGCAGCACTAAGGTTTGGCAACACGATATGTCAAAAGCACCTGCTCCCGAGTTACGTTGGTATATGAATAATCGGAAGTTTTGGTTTCGTGATGAACAGGATAGAATGATATTCTTTCTAAAATGGCGATGAACTTAGAAGAAGAAATAATGGAACAGGCCGGACAAGAAATGGCCCGCGAAATAGACCGCGAAGTTCTTTGGGGAATGTTACAAGGCATAGGATGGACACGAGTAAATCTATCGTCCGAAACAGCAATGACACAGGCCACACGTATATCAGAATGGTTAATCCAAAACTGCCAGGCGCCTTACGAAAAGCATCGTTCGGATTTCTTATTTGAAGACAGCCGTGACGCCACTATGTTTATCCTAAGGTGGAAATGATGTTTGTAATGGATTGGGAAAAGTCTATTCCAAAACCGCCGAAAGAACTGTTGGATCAATGTTATACAGTAAAATCCAAAAGTTCAAAACCTCATCTTAAAAAACGTTGGGCACTAACACACTGTGACAGCTACGTCTGGATGGACGTTGAATTTGGAGGAATAGAAGGCGATACCTATGTGTTCTATTTTGCCAAAGAAGCGGACAAAATAATGTTTGCTCTTAAGTACAATTGATGCTATAATAGTAATGTAGCATAAATTAACGAAAGGCAACAGATGCTCTACGAACTAGTTCTTATTACCAATTTAGGTGTAACAACAGCATTGGCAACCTATCCTGATTTTAACTCGTGCCTTAAAGAGCGAGTACAGATCAGCCAACAAAGCTCACAGCAGTATGCCGTAGCCTGTCTTCCTACTAACTCTCCAGAAGAGCTAGAAAAGAAAATGAATCTCGGATTTAAAGTGCTTATCGATAATATTAACAAACTCCAAGATAAAATGGACAAAGGTAACAAATGAAAATCGGTTTTAGTCTAGGTCGTTGTATCCGTGATATCGCTGAGGGCAAAGTGGCCATTGACGATGTTGCATTCATTATCACAGCAACCTGTATCCGAGAGAAAGAACAGTTGGCTCCAGTTATCAACGACTATATGTTCCGCGATGACTATCTTTATGGGCTTGAAGAAGATAAGTGTCAGGCTATCGCAGACGAGCTGTGGGAAACAAACAGACTACTGCAACCACGTCGACAGGGGCTGCATCGTCATAAGCAGCCTGCGAATTCAGTTTGGGTAGATATGTTCCCGACAGAGCTCAGCGAGAATCAATCAGTCAAGACTGCTTGGGACAGTTACAGATTTATGATACATATGGTAGAGAACGTTGACACAGATGCATTAGAAATTTTTAAATAGGAGAGCGTATGGTCAAAGAAGGATCAAAGTGGACAGGCACTAATGATAGCAGTAAGTATCACGTGATACACGTAATAGAGCTCGACGGCCATACCTGGGTACACTATATTAAAGAAAATGCCCCTGCTCACGAAACTAGAGAATACAGTTGTTATCTAGAAAGTTTTTTAGGTAGATTTAGGTCTATTCCGGAATGATAACACTCAACTTTAAAATAGATTGGCCGTGGAGTGATCGTTGGCGGACACTATTCTGTAAACACGGACTGCTCTTTTCAGCAAACAAGGCCTGGGAATTCAACGGCTATGCTACACATCAAATCGTAGATTTTAGTTTTGAATTTAGACGAGGTCATATTGACCATCCCGGTGTATTGCTTATGATCGGATTATTCGGCTATGCGCTAGAGTGCCAAATCTACGACACAAGACATTGGGATAACCAATGGGGAGTATGGCGATGAATACTATTATCTTGCTTTTGGCCCTGTTTGGCATCAAGCACTTTATCTGCGATTTTGTGTTGCAGTTTCCCTATATGCTGGCACAGAAGGGCACCTACGGTGCAGAAGGTGGAATACACCACGCTGCTATCCACGGTATTTGGACTTGGTTCATTCTGTTACCATTCCTAGGGACCGCGGCTGTATTTCCTGCATTATTTGATATGGCAGCACACTATCATATCGATTGGGCCAAACAGCAGTTGAATAAAGGTCTAACAGTTGCGGATCGTATGTTTTGGGTGTGGTTCGGTGCAGATCAAGGCCTACACTATCTTACCTATATTGCTATTATTGGCTGGACTGTAACAGTACTGTAAATTAACATATACTATAATAAGATAAGTAAAGTATACCAGGAGCAACAATGACAGCCAAAAAAATAGAAGAATTTAATGCAGATGATCGCATTGATATTACCCTGCTGAAAAACTCGGTATTCTTCCTTACAGGCGAAATTGAATCAGAAAATATCAGCAAGTGTATTAAATGGATCACCTACGAGAATCTCGATACTAAAGCTGAAAAGCTGCTAACACTCTATGTTAATTCAACTGGTGGAGATTTATATCAAGCACTGGCATTGATAGATGTAATGAACACCAGTGAGTATCCAATACGTACAATTGGCATAGGTACTGTTATGAGTGCAGCATTTTTAATCGTAGCATCTGGATCTAAGGGCGAACGATATCTTTCTCAGAATACCAGCTGTATGTGTCATCAATTTGCAGGCGGTGGTGGTGATGCCAAGTATCACGATCTCAAGGCTGAAATGAAAGAGAACGATATGTTGAATGTGAGTATGACAAATGTTTTAGTAGCAGCTACCGGCAAGGCTCCGACGTATGTTAAGAAAAGATTGCTACCACCGACTGACGTCTATATGACTGCACACGAAATGATCGAACACGGTGCTGCCGATTATATTTTAGAATGAGGATGTTATGGAAAACGTAGTAACACTAAAGCCAAGACAAGAACAGATTGAAGAAAAACAAAGACAAGATATGCTTGATGTGATCGATCATCTACGTGGAGAGATTGCAGAAGGTCGAGTTCGTGAGTTTGTCGCGACGTCGATGAGTGATGATGGCGAAGCACAGATACACGTCTGCACACTAGACCTTCCCGGGTCAATTGGCCTGTATGAAATCGGAAAACATATTTTAATAACGCAACAGGCCTAATGTGGCGTAAATGCCACATTATATGGCTGTATTTAGGTTGACAGCTAAATAAAAGTAGCATACAATAGATACAGTTGTTTAGGAAAGGTCAAAATTTATTTTGTTAGAAATGCAAATAAAGGTTGACAGCTAGTCTAAATAGCTGTATAATTAACACATAGACAGCAAAGTGTTGTCTACAAGAACAAAGGTTATAAAGAGAAAGCAAATGCAAAACGTATCATTACATAGAAATTGTAAATCGATAGCCCAGGTGGGAGGCTTTATGCCCTCTTATTGGCTAGCGATTAATAGTCTATCAAATGATCGTACACCAGAGATTCAAAGGGTCCGGAGGACTGTCGTGTAACACACAAGTTAACACAACAAACTTCAAGGACCCTAGGATTAAAAACCCTGGGGTTTTTTGTTTTTAGGAAAGGAAAATGGAACAGATAGATTATACGAAATTGAATGAACGTATTGTTGAACAGGCTTATGAAGCCGCTTTTAGTAATACTCTTACTAAAGAACAGCTTCAAAAACTTATTCAAGATAAGTTTGAACGTGCTAGAGTATATCACGAAGCGTTAGCGAAAGCACCAACGTTTAGTGTAAACTAAAGTACAAAGTGTGATAAGAGGTAACGAGGACCTCGCTGGGCACTATAAACATCTGGCAAACGGGCGGACTAGTGGATGGCTTATCCTTGTGTGGATAAAAAAATACTAGTTATATTAAAGCATTCTATAGGGACGGCCACACCCATAGCGTGGTACTGCATAGCAGGCGTTATTAGAATGTTTTAATATACACATTGGAAACAGTGTGCTATGGAGGTGTGTGCCGAGCGGCGAAGGCAGCTGACTGTAAATCAGTGACATCAGAAACACCGTAGGTTCGATTCCTACCGCCTCCACCAAATAATGGAAATGTGGCAGAGTCCGGTTTATTGCAACAGTCTTGAAAACTGTCGTGTCGAAAGGCACCGTGAGTTCGAATCTCACCGTTTCCGCCAAGAGTATGTATCCCTAGTGTAATGGCAGCATTACAGTCTCCAAAACTGTCGGTCGGGGTTCGAGTCCCTGGGGGTACGCCATATAGCCTATTAGCTCAGTGGTAGAGCACCGTCTTGATAAGGCGGGGGTCCTTGGATCGTTCCCAAGATAGGCTACCAATTTTTCTGTTCGGGAATGGTGTAATGGTAACACAACACACTTTGACTGTGTCGTTCTAGGTTCGAGTCCTAGTTCCCGTGCCAAGTTTATCGGTCCGTAACTCAATGGATTAGAGTGCTAGTCTTCGAAACTAGAGGTTGGGAGTTCGAGTCTCTCCGGGCCGGCCAATCAATGGTGTCTTTAGTGTAGTGGCCTGCACCCTGCTCTGTGAAAGCGGTAGTACCGGATCGATACCGGTAAGGCACCCCAATTGTTAATGCCAGCGAGACTTGGAAGTCAGAGAGGTCTTATACGCCTTTTAGCGCCAGATTAGCGTTCTTGAGAGGGTTCGATCCCCTCCGCTGGTACCAATGCTACTTTAGCTGATGTGGTCATAGCGGTGGTTTGAAGAGCCATTGAACCAGGTTCGATCCCTGGAGGTAGCACCATAAATATCTTTATGCGTATATGTATAGCCGGAGACAGTTGGGGTTGCGGAGAGTGGGGCAAGAATGCTCAAAAAGAATACACCGTGTTACATCGAGGTCTTGAACAGTATCTTCGAGATCGCGGACACACAGTTGACAATCTTTCTGAAGGCTCAATTTCTAATAAAGAATCAATAGGCAGAGTGATGTCTAATGAAAAACTCTACGACTTTACATTGTGGTTCCAAACAGATCCGTTACGTGATCTAAGGCCCTACGATATTTTTAAAGAGCAGCATCTAACTCACAAGCAGCTGGTCAATCTCAGTAATGATTTGTTAAACGAAAGTTACAGTAGATTAACAAAACCTGTTCTTTGTATTGGCGGATGTAGTAAATTAAATTTAAATCTGATGTCAAATTATACAAATCTGTATCCTTTGATAGCCAGTGTGCCTGAAATGTTGATACCAAAGTTTAAACATCCTAGACTTTGGCAAAGCGATTGGGCTGCACTAGTTGATCGACAATTTGATGGAGATTCATTACGTAGACTGGCTGCTGATAAACAGTGTCAAGATAGACTGTTCGCGGAAACAGAATTATTTTGGCCAGATGGCAGACATCCCAATCGCCAAGGTCACAAAGTTCTTTGTGATTATATCTGCGATAAACTATCGCTCTAAGCCCTGCTGGACAAATTGGTAAAGTCACTTCTCTCAAAAGGAAGGAGCATCCCTGTTCGAATCAGGGGCAGGGTACCAATGTTGTGAAAATACAACAAAAGCACTTGACAAAAGCAGTTAGTGGTGCTACAATAGATACTTAAACAATGCAACGATGGCAGAGAGGTCCAATGCACGGGATTGCAAATCCTGAAAACCGGGGGTTCAAATCCCTCTCGTTGCTCCAGTTCTTTAACAATTTAGTTTAGTTTGATTTTATGCTCGGGTCGTCTATCGGTTAGGACACCGCCCTTTCACGGCGGGAAGAGGGGTTCGATTCCCCTTCCGAGTACCAAATTTAATTGCATTAGGTTACCAACTCCAGTAGGTACCCTAGTAGAGAATTATTCCTAGTGACGGCTAGGCTCTATTAGGACTACACGAAAGCGGACCCGAAAGGGCGAGACACGCTGGATCAAGTTGGCAGGTAATGTGATTGATAGACAAGTCCGTGGACGGCACGGTAGGGCAGGTTCAAAACTGTTTCTTCTATCAAACATCCTAGTGTAATTAAATTTGGTTTATTTTAAAAGGAGAGTCCAAATGGACAGTGACAAGAGTGAGAAGATGATGGGACGTTAGCTCAGTAGGTAGAGCAGTAGACTTTTAATCTATTGGTCATTGGTTCGAATCCAATACGTCCTACCATATAAAAACATACTGGATCTTCTAGTGGACTAAGACGCTGGCAATAGGTCGGTGAACGTGGTGTTCGAATCCCACTCTAGTGTGTTTCTATATGGTAATGTAGCATAATGGTCGTGCAGCACCTTCATACGGTGTCCAGTGTAGGTTCGAGTCCTACCATTACCACCAAGTTTGGTCCTATCGATTAGGGGTTAAGTCATCGCCCTGTCACGGCGAAGTCACGGGTTCGATTCCCGTTGGGACCGCCAGACATTTTTATAAGTAATACACTGCCCCGATGGTGGAATTGGTAGACACGGTGGTCTTAGAAGCCACTGCTTCGGCATCCGAGTTCGAGTCTCGGTTGGGGCACCATATATAAATGTACTTAAATCCGTTAAAAGATCAGGTTTGGTATCCCAGTCTCTGCGTTGGCATAGCCCGCATACTTAATACACCTTAGTATGTTTATATATGATTTATGGGTCGTTAGCTCAGTTGGTAGAGCGTCTGCCTTACACGCAGAATGTCGGCAGTTCGAGACTGTCACGACCCACCATCCGAGGAGAAACTGTATGTCGAGTAAAGAAACGTTAGACAAGGCATACGGTAATATGCCTAAAGAAGTAGGCTTCAATGTTGACTGGGGATTCATTCCAAGTTGGCGAGGTGTGAAGTACTATTGGTACAAGATACTACGTAAGATAACAAGATAAATGGAATGGTCCCATAATGGTATTGGAGCGGATTGCTAATCCGTCGATCGGCGAAAGTCGGTTTCTGGGTTCAAGTCCCAGTCATTCCGCCAGTTTTAGTTTTTGGGGGTTTAGCTCATCTGGGAGAGCGGCAGCTTTGCAAGCTGTAGGTGATCGGTTCGAGTCCGATAACCTCCACCAAAATATTCCCTAGTAGCTCAGAGGTAGAAGCACCTGACTGTTAATCAGGGTGTCGGTGGTTCGATCCCACCCTGGGGAGCCAGTTTTTTAAATTCTAGTCAATGCTAGACATATATACTTTTATTGCCCCTTTAGCTCATCTGGTAGAGCAACTGATTTGTAATCAGTAGGTGGTCTGTTCGAGTCGGACAAGGGGCACCAA